ATTCCATAGCGTTGGCTTTTTCCTGCGCTAGTCTCTGTGCGTCAGCCTGTGCCGCGGCGGTAAGTGCGGCCTTATCACCGTTACACTCACACCAAAAGTCATCTAAATATTACTCGAATTAGGATAGAATTGTTATATTTGTGGCATGAAAGTTAAGTCGTTTAAAATACTTGATCAATACTTTCTTCGGTTCTACAGGTCTATTATGTCTAAGAACGGTAAGAGAAGGAAACATACGATCGTGGAGAAGAATGATATTCTCGAATGTCAGTCGTTGATCTGGAAGGTCATACGTGATAAGTACTTAGATAATGAGGGCGGGGTTTATATAAATAACATCGGTTATCTATGTCATAAGATTAATCCCAACCGTAAGATATATCTGAATAAACTTACCGGGACTATAAACAGGCGTGGGACAGGTGGATATTCTTACGTCCATACGTGTATGGATTTTATGCCCAGGAATAAGTATTTTCATTTATATATCTCTCCGGCATTAAACAAGGAATGTAGGATGGCTATGGAGTCTGGAAGGAGATATAAGTTCTTGTACCGGGAAGTTGAATCGGAGAGTAAGGTATTTGGAGTTAAATGGGTTTATAAGCTGTAGAAGTTTCTATGATCCAGTTAGCTCGTGAGGGTAGACTGGATTTTTTTTGTATCACGGATTCAAATACATATCTTTGTGCAAAAGACTTGAATATGACTATAAAGGGCTTATTGGCCGAGATCAAGGCCGATTTACATAAATACGATGATAGCGGGGCTATAGATACCTCGTCTGTTTATAGGTGGGCTGAGATCGCCTTGAAAAGGTTTGGAGGTGTTATAGCTATTATGTCTGAAGCGGTTGTCAAGACCAACAACAGACAGGCGGTATTACCTTCCGATTTCTTCGACATGCTTGATGCTTACAGGTGTGAGCCTCTGGTTTGCGAGATCCCTGGCGGCGATAAGGCTAAGGCTGACCTCCAACACGAGATCGGCTGGGTCGAGCGCACCGAGCGCGGCTTCCGTTGGAACTCCTGTACCGAGTGTTGTAAGGAAGAGTTTGAGAAGACGATCACGGAGAAGATTTATATCGGATCCCATGAGGTTCGTTTCCATTACCATCACCCAGTAAGGTTATCTATAGGTCGTGGATTGAGGCGTGATTGCGCCGCTGATAAGTATCGGGATAAATACGCTTGGGATAATTATGATATAACTATATCCGGCAATACTATGTATACCGGCTTTGACGGATTTATTTATATCGTATACAGGGCTACTCCTAAGGATGAGGATGGTCTACCATATATACCTGAGACGGATTTAGGTTATCTTGAGGATTATGTCGAGACGTATATCAAGATGAAGATCTTCGAGAACGCCGCCGTTAATGGCTTGATACAAGGCGCTGGTGACGCTTACAAATTATACGCTCAGCAAGAACCGGGTAAGTTCGCTAGGGCTATGAAGGAGCTTAAGATGTCGATGATTACCTTGAATGATTATCGGGAACTGGCTGAGGATAATAGGAGGAGGATGCTGTCTCATGAGCGTATGTGGCCCAACGCTTTTGATAAGTATATTAAACTTATTTAACAAAATACGATGATATGGCTGATTGGATACATTTAGATAAGACAAGTGGTACCGGCCCTGCTGAGGTTAGGGTTACCGCTGATATCAATGAGACTGGCGAAATACGTCAGGCTACGTACAAGGTTATAAAAGAAGGCACCAAGGAGGAGAAGACGTTCGTGTGCAGGCAGGAGTCGGTTCCGGTGGTAATCATCCCTGAGTTTGATTTCCTTGTGCTTAGGTATATCTGGGCTGACGAGGACGGCATTGACTTCGACACGGCAACCGGCTTCGACAACACCGGCCTCCCGGACGTGGACGGCAAGCTGGTTGGTTGGAGTAAACAGTACCAGACCACGCAGGAGCGGGTAGGTGATTATCTTATCCACGGTGGTGATAACATGGAATCAGGTAATGAGGCAGCTTTGATCCAGATGGGGCCGTTATTGGATGGCGATAATTACGATAAATTACCTCTTGAGATCAGATGTGGTATATACGGCAACTGGTATGGCGGTCGAGAAAGAGGGAATGTAACTATCAAATTTACAGCTTATAAGGGCGGAACGATGGAGAAACGTGGATATGATTTTGTCAACATAGGAGGTGAGGAGGTTTATACCGGTGATGCCCCTACTAACGTATCCGCTCACGGCGAGGATAATTGGCAAAATATAAAGACCTTGTATTCTAAGGTAGGTACGATGATTTATAACAAGGAGTCTCGTGACTGTATTGTAAGAATAGGTGAGTGATTATTCTTTTTCATAATACAAATATCTATCAGCTCTCTCGTCCGTGAGGATGGGGGAGTTTTTATTTTTTTTAGTCCTTCGCTTATGACATATTTGATCTTTTATTGCACAGAAATAATCTAGCTTTGCCAAAAACTAGTATTATGATTACATTGAATGATGTCAATAACGAACTCCATGTCCGGTTATATATACTGGAGGTGCTTAAGGATTATATAAGAGATGATGATTTCGATGGTCTTGTAGATAAGGCGTTGGATTTTGTCATGGAAGGCGTTTCTATACCTAAGGCTCCGGCCAAGGATACCACCATGAGTGACATATCAAAGAGCGTTTTGGCCTTGGTAGCGGGTGCTGGATTAGATGAGAGGCTAAGCAAAAGCTCTTTAGAGTTAGCTTACGATAGGTGTAAGATGAGGTACGTATTCGATCCTCGAAATCGGGATATGCACGGTGTAGTCGTAGGTTATTCCAATGACTTTAATAGTCTGGTCGCTGTGTGTGATGAGGGATCGAAGAAAGGGGTGGACAAAGGATCTACTGATTTTGTGGACGTCAATGAGAGATACGTGACTAACGGGTTCTTCTACATATCCGTAGAGGACGCCGACAAGCAATCAAGCTACATGGGGAAAAATCCATAATTATTATGTTTTTGTATTTTCATTAGGGGTAAACGTTGCAAAGTGTTTAGATTTTCCTTCTGGCTTGTAAGAGTCAGAAGGATTTTCTATTTTTGTGCGATTTGAATGTTTTGCATAATACGTACAGTTTATTAGAATCCGCCACATAAGTGATTATCTGGCGGATTTGCTATATTTGCGAAAAACATAACATCGTGCAAAATAATTCTAATATAGCGGTTCCCGATTCCGGGATGAACAGGGATAAGCATCCACAGGACCTATCCCCGTCTGAGTACAGTTTCGCCTTGAACGCTACCATAGAGGGTGACGATGGAAGCCAGCTTAAGATCCAGAACGAGCCTAGTACCCTTTTATGTAAGCGATTTGATGGCTATAAGGTTATTGGGTATAAGAATGACATAGCTGGTGATAATACTTATTTCTTTCTATCTAATCCGGATGATAATACGTCTAAGATCACGTTCATGCGGTCATTGGATTATATCAAGACCGTGGAGGATCAATTGGCTGGATCGGGAAAGGACATCCATCGTATCCTTGGCGAGAGGCTTGAGGAGTCGGATGGTCGTTTCGATGAGATATGTGATTTGATGGAGGTGTTGATAGAGGATGGGACCGATGACCCTTGTCTTAACTTTTCCATTCATCACCCGATCTTTGATATAGAGATCAAGGATGAGAAGTGTGGTAAGGTGATATACTGGACTGATGGATATAACCCCCAGCGATATGTTATGGTTGACAAGGCACTTAATCCGGATGATGATGGTGACTTCTGGTATCATTATCATGGATATAAGACATGTGGGGATGATAAGCCAATAGAGAGGTGTAGGCTGGCTTGCGAGAAGCTACTGGTATTCCCGCTGCTGACGGCCCCGTGCGTGGAGCCTGAGGTCGTGGAGTTCGGGGGAAGCCTGCGTGCCGGGACCTACCAGTTCTGCGTGGCGTTGTGCGATGAGTTCGGGATAGAGAAGACCGGATATTGCTCATTGACCAACCCTATCATGATATTCGATCGTCAGGATATAGTCATTCGTGATGGCTTATGGGGCAAATCAACCAACATGGGTATCCGGCTTACTGTATCCAATATAGATAAGCAGGTATCTCATTATAAGATAGGTGTTATACAGAACACGGTTGGGTTTAATGGTGAGCAAAGCCCGGTTCTTGAGTATTTCATAGAAGGTATACATCCGATAACGGAAAGGACCATCTATTACCTTACGGATCAGTATAGCGAGCGTACGACCATGGAGAAGTTATCCAAGGAAATACCGGTATATAAGACAGCCAGAGGCATGACGTCTGTCGGGAATCGTCTTCTTCAATACGGCTTGACCGTGGAGAATGAATGGAATCTTCAACCGGTCGTTAATTTCTTGGGTCATTTCGTTAAATGGCAGACATCGATAGCCACGGAGAATCTATATAAAGACGGTGTGGCTTGCTCTAAATACGCCTCTTTCATGCGTGACGAGGTATATCCGTTGGGTATAAGATTCTTTACCAATACGGGATACAGGACAGCTAGATTCCCGCTTATCCCTCGTCCGGCCACAAGGGAGGAGATGGAGGTTATCGTTGATGAGGACGGCAACTCTGAAGACCTATCAGCGGCTTCGGTATTGGAGAACAACCCGCAGTGCGCCGGGAACAGCCGCCGTTATCTTTGGCAGTTTAAGAATACGGCAAAGACCATAAACGACCCGTCTTGGGGATTTGATGATTTTGGGGGAGAATGCAAGAATCAGCTAGATGTCAAGCAACTTAGATATGTAGAACAGGAATACGCCACGGTAGGAGAGACCCAATTCGTTATCAACACGATGGGGGAAGATGTTACGGTAGATGATGCTATTGATTATATCGCTGACAATATAGAGAATCTGTGTGATCTTATAGAATCCAATGTAGGCATTACTGACGAGTTATGTGCGGCTATATCGTTACCTGAGGATCAAGACGGTATAAAGGCTCCCGATTTCCCTAGTGGATGTGATGATATCGAGAGGATAGAGACCAGGACTATATTGGATAAAAACTCTTTGGTGGATTCTAGGATTGATTTTACATATAAGTTAGCTAGTGATTATACGGAGACAGAGCCTACTACATTAATACAAAGTAATGCTGAGTCTCAAAGGAAGTTTTCTGTATTGTGTGATTTTGATAATTACTCTAGTGGAGGCAAGAATATCATAGATCTGGTTCAGGAATGGCTGGATGGTCAGGATGAGGATAAATTCCCGTCTGACATAGATTCTTCCGCCTTGGTCTTGTGCCAGGATATGTCTAATGTCCGGCAGTTATATGATGAGGGTATATGTACTAATGGGTGTTCGGTAGGTGATCCTTACGTGAATCCTACTATTAACGATGTGCAACTACCAACGTTCCAAGGAGGTAGGTCATTGGGTAAGTGCACATATTTGTATCAATATCCCGGATGGGAAGGAAAGAAGCATACGGAGACGATGCTTGATCAGTTAATGGATACGATGGAGGCTTATTTCCCCCAATATGAGAGTCAGTTTGGTATCGAGAACGCCATGTGTCTTTTTGGCGATGGTGATAATTCTAAGTTTAATACCGGTATAACTACTGACTGGGAAGGTCGTGTGTCTATGCAGAATGATATTGACGCCAAGACCAATTGGTTTGGTAGAAGCAACTTGACTTATTTCAAGTTCTATCCACATGTATCCTCATACGCCAGATGGGTGGAGTTGGATTACGAGAAATACATAAGTGGTTTATCCGATCCTGATAACGGTATTATGTATATAGAGATGATGGGTAACTATAATTATCCGATCGGCGACTCGTCATCATACAATAAGGTTCGTATAACGTTTTTCTCGGACAAGGAAGGTACCGTGGCTCCTAATCCTTTGGCTAATGATGCCAAGAAAGGTGTTATAGTGAATTACGTGGATCATAAGATATTTATGATGCCAAAGTACTTGTTCTGGAATGATGACAAGACTACTTTCCATAAGATATATGTTTGCATCGAGCCTGCGGTATGCGTGTTCTTCACCGGTTTCGCCATGAGGCAGGACATGAAGGAGCTTGCCGGATTCTATACGGCCGGCACCGCCATCTTCCCCGCCCCGTTCTGTTTTGGCATTCGGCCACTGGAGGTGAAATACGTATTCTTCTTCACGAAAGAATTGAAATTAAGAAGATTTGTTACCTATGAGGCGAAATGTATCTCATGTGGGGATAAACCCGCTGATTGCGCTCCCAGACCATATCAGTATGGTGATTTCGGATATTGGGAGTCTACCAATAAGTATCCGGCTAATTTTGAGTTGTATGATTCAAGTAAGATCGGGATATCGTCGGGAGGATCGAAGAGGAAGGATATAATAGATTCTTTGACGAAATACTATGGGTTTCCTAAATCAGTTGGGGGTAAGTCTTATTTCACCGGTAATGGGGATAACGCTGAGTACCCCAATACGTCAACCACGTTTTGTCAGAGACCTATACGTCATTACAAGTTTCCGGATAACTCTGTCGCTCCTTTCATGGGTAATCCGTCTCAACTGACCGGTCAATATGGAGTTGACTCCTATATTTATCCTATGGGGGTGATGCTTGATGACGATATCGTTAATGAGTTTCTGGATATAGCGGTAGAGAATGGTCTTATAGATAAGGCTAGACGTGACTCTATAATCGGATACGAGCTATATCGTGGAGATAGGGCCTTGGATAAGAGTGTTATTGGTACAGGTCTGGCTTATGATATGTTTAAGTACGATGATCCCGACGGATCGGCTAACCTTTATCCTAATTATCCTTACAATGATTTGTCTGATGATATGTATATCTATAAGGATATTAATCGTGAGAATTTTATAACGCATCCGTTTAACAGGAAGGGTAATATCTGGTATTCATTCTTAAGCCCTGATATTGCCTTCAACAAGCCTGATGCTCCCACTGAGTGCCTTGTTGATGGTTATCAATTAGGTAAATCCTCCGGTATATTCAGGGAGGTGGAGGATCACCCTAAATGGACGATATTAGGAAGTAAGGCTTATAGTATGGCAACGTCATTGGCTACGGTGGAGGCTATGGCTAATTTAATATCCGCTATAGCTGAATATACATATCAATCGGCGTCCCAACAATATGTCGGTGGAGGCGTGATGTTTTTGGCCAACCCTGTCGGCATAGCGCTGACGGCTATCCGTCTGGCTACAGGTATCGCCAAGGCTACCTCCCAGTCTGTCGTGGATATAGGGAAGTACAGGTATCAGTGGTTAACGGCCTTGATAGATAGGGGACCTAGATGGAATTACGCTTATTATTATACTTCTGTCGCTCATTATAATCTATTTTACCAAAAAACAGGGGCATCAGAGTTGCGTGGATTATCTACGGCTAAGTATATTAAAAGCGGATTGTATCCGGTAACGGATATCTCATCACAAGGGAAAGTAGTAGGCGGTAAGCCTATAGTTGTAAATAATCTCGATCGTGAGCATTCGTTGTTCATGTCATTTGGTATGGATAAGTATATGCTTGAATATCCGGAGTTGGTTTCAAGTTATGATACCAGCCGTATTCAGGATGAGTGTAATATTCGTAACGATGAGGTGGCTGGTATGACGCCTCATTTTATGACACGTGAATCTTTCGTATCCTGCCCCTATATGAGGATAAAGAAATATTCTCCAGCTCAATACGGACAGATAGAGGATATCAGGTGGGTGTCGTTAGGCGGGTGCGGGTTGATGGATGAGGATAAGCGTAAACCTGTTTTTGGAGGTGATGTGTTTATATCCAGATTCTCGCTTAAAAGAAAAATGCCTATGTTTTACTTGACCCAGTTTGGTCAGGGAGATATGATACCATTCCCTTACTACGACTATAGGAATATCGGGTATCCACGTTATTTTGTTAATTATGATACCGGGGAGGATTATCTTAATAAGACTGACACGGATACTGGATCGCTATATTCGTTCCCTAGCCGTAAGAGTGCTTATGAGATGGCTTGCAAGACCGGGGATATGTATCTTAGTGGTCGTTTCTTTCTGTATTTTTACGGCATACCTCAGTTTTTAGTGGAGTCTGAGATTAATTGTAATTTCCGTATAGCCGGACCTGAGCCTTACGAGGGGTTCTATCCGGAGGTGGGGGATTATATATCATGGACCCAGGAGCGTAATGTCCCTATATCAAGGGATAATGTGTTTAAGATAAGTCCTGTGTATAAGAATCGATTTACGTTAGGTGGCAGGTCATTACCAGAGACGTATGATAGCAATTTTTGGGACTGCGCTTACCAAAGACCCAACGGCGTCATATGGAGCACCGCCGACGTGTCGGAGAACGGCATGACCGATCCTTGGCTGTCGTACAAGCCTATGGATTACCATGAGTTCAAGACATCTTTCGGGAAACTTATAAGCATGAAAGGGATAGAGTCGGATCAGATACTGGCTCGTTTTGAGAATCAGGTAGGGTTGTACAATGCCATAGACGTGTTGGCGGAGAGAATATCCCCGGAGAGTAGCGAGCTAGGGACAGGTGGTCTTTTCGCCTCTCGTGGTATCGAGTATAATAATACGACGTTAGGATATTCCGGGACCCAGAGCCGGGATATGATCAGTTGCGAGTTTGGGCATTTTTGGGTCGATTTAAGGCGTGGTCAGGTGTTTAAGGTAGATTCTAATGGTAGGAATCTTACGGAGGTCACACCGGGGCTTAGAAACTGGTTTAAGGAGCATCTTCAGATGAAGATCATCCGTAGCCGGATATATAACGCTGATACGGACGCTGAGTTGTCTTATTACGATATCGATAACAAGTTCTTTGGTATAGGGCTATCCATGGGCTGGGACAATCGGTTCAAGAGAGTTCTGATAACCAAGAAAGATTATATACCGGTAGGGAATCCGAGCGAGTACCAATTCCGTGGCGGTCGGTTCTACAGGAACGGGCAGGCGGTGGAGCTACAGGACGCCAGCCATTTCACGGACGTCTCGTTCACCGTTGGATATAACTGCCTGAAGGGTGAGTGGAAATCATATTTATCCTACACCCCTGATTATTATATCGAGCACCAGCATTATTTCCAGTCTGGAAAGAACTACTCAAGTGAAAGTCAGGAGATAGGGTTATGGTCTCATGGATTGACCAACCAATCGTATCAAGTATTTTACGGTAAGCTATATCCGTTCGTTATAGAGGTACCAGTACGTGAGCAGTATGTGAATAAGATTCTCACGAACTACCAATATAGGATGGATGCCAGAAGGTATCAGGATGAGGTTAATTATCAGGTTAGAAGAACAACTGGATTTAATAAGGCATGGTTCTATAACGATACCAACAACAGTGGAGAGCTTAGGATGACCATCGCCGACAAGAACGATATGAGCCAGCGGTTAAGGTATCCTGTAACCAATGACGATAGCCGTGAGATACTGGTGACGGAGGTTGATCAGAAGATAAATATAAATGACTATTTTAACGAGGTCAAAGACGATACTAATAACCTACCGGTATGGGTTAAGGACGTGAACGATATTGGCCGGGAGATCGACCCTAGGGCTGTCGATTATCATCGGAGGTGGCGTGATCGTCTTCGTGGCGATTGGTTTTTGGCTAGGTTCGTGAATGATATTGAGAGCCGGTTCAAGATGATAGTTCGTTGGTTCAGCAATGATGAGAAAGTTTATTAATTTATTAACATATGGGGGGGGGTATTTGCCGCCTCTCCCTTGTATATTAAAACGATATGGAAAATGAGATTGGTGTATAAGTTTAACATAGGACAAAATGAAGAGATATCAACGCTATGCAAGATTAGCAATAACTTATACAATCAAGCTTTATATATATTCAGGGAAATGCTTTCAAAAGAAGGCAAATGGCTATCCTATTTTGAACTTGATTCCATTATGAAGAACACTAAAAACTTGGATGGTGGCATTAATTATAAGTTATTGAAAGCACAATGCAGTCAACAAATTCTTCGGGTTCTTGACAAAAATATTAAAGGATATTACAAATCAGTGCAAGATTACAAGAAGCATCCTAATAAATACAAAGAAAAACCATGTCTTCCATGTTATAGGAAAAGAGGTTCGGAATTTTACTTGTGTTATACGAATCAAAGTTGCAAGATTAAATACGGAAAGATTGTATTATCAAAAAGTCTCTCGATAGGTATACCTCAATATGAAAAGTACCAGGATTTGATAAAAGATTTTAATCAAGTCAGAATAAAGCCCTTGAATAAAGGATATAAAGTCGAGATAATTTATGAGGTCAAAGATACGGAAACCAGTAAGGGAAGGAGGGAGAAAGTATCTTCAATTGATCTAGGTATCGACAATCTTGTAACATTAGTTAGTGAGGATTTCGCATATCTTTTCAGCGGGGAATTTATAAAATCATACAATAAGCTATTTAATAAGACATTAGCTAAATTGAATAGTATTAAGGATTTGCAAAAGATAAAAGGAACGACTAAGCGTATAAAGAAATTATATTATGACAGAGAATTATACATAGAAGATGTATTTCACAAAATAAGCAGAAAGATAGTAGATTTGCTTATAAATTCCGAAGTGACAAAATTAATTGTAGGCTATAATAAGGGATGGAAACAAGGAGTAAACATGGGAAAAAGAAACAATCAGAAGTTTACTCAAATCCCTTTTGCGAGATTAATTAGTTATTTGGAATACAAATGTGAATTGGCTGGGATAGAAATAGTTACTCATGAAGAATCGTATACTTCCAAATGTGATTCGTTAGCTTTTGAAGCGATAGGAAAACATGAAAACTATTTGGGAAAGAGAAAGAAAAGAGGACTATACCAGTCCTCAACAGGAAAACTCATTAATGCTGATGTGAACGGCGCGTTAAACATTATGAGAAAAGTAGTCGGTGATTCCTGTGGATCTATCCAAAGGATAATCGATAGAGGGTTATTGTTTAACTCAGTAAGGATTAAGAGTGTGTTTTAATGAATAAAATACACTCATAAACTTATAAAGAAATATAATATATTTTATTAAATTTAATATTTTTCAAAACATGGAAGATTTTATTGGTAAGTACGATGGTAATCAAATAGACAGTAGACTTGATAAGGTCAAGGATATGGTTGGTGCCACGGCGTCCGGGGCTGGCGCTGCGGGATTGGTGCCGGCTCCCGCCGCGGAGAAGCGTACAGCCTTTCTTCGTGGTGACGGCACATGGCAGGATATAGATGTTCATGAGCCGGGCTTCTTGGGCGATAATCTCGATAGCGAGGATGATTTTAGAACTATATTATTTAATTTGGGCTTTGATAAGGAATTTACCCTTACCAAAGCGAGATATGATATAATAGCTTCTAAATGTGAGGTTGATATACCAATTCAATATCTTTTATCCGGAGCATCATCGACGTATGGGGTTGGGGACTTGATATTAATTAAGGATTCATCCGGGAATATTCAAGCCATGTTGCGCTCTGGATGCAATACGGGAGCTGGGGTCATTGTATCTTATTATGTAATGATCAATATATCCAGCGACCTTACCCATACGTCCATTGTCACCAGTCATACCATACAATCGGTATCTAACCAAACCAAGGACATATCCTTAACGATTGGTGGTGACCCAGTCGGAGATAACAGGGGCATCAACTTCTCTACGGCCGGTACAGGGACCAAGGCCTTGATGGATGATGGGACTTATAAGGAGATAGGTTCTTCTGGAGTGGATATCTCAAGTTATATTTTAGAAGGAATTGATTTTAAGAAAAATACTACCAAGGAAGGTTTCGATAAGATAAAAAGCTGTATTATTAATAAACAGCATATGTATGTGTATTATAAAGTCGAAATGGGTGGCGATGTAGCCGCTTTTACAAGTGATGTTATAACTAATTTTTTGTATGGTAAGATATCCTTGGTTATGGTTGATTTTTCGAATATTGAGTTGAAACAAGTAGTAATAAATTCGAGTGATTATAATATAACCGTAACAAAAATTTAATGTTATGATTCAAAAAAGGAAGGTTACCAAGAACTCAGGCAAGTGTCCCAAGTCGGGGTGCATAAAGAAAGTAGGAAGTGACTGGAGAGTGGTTAGTAACAAGACTGGAAAGTTATGGCCGGCTAAGTACAGGTCGAGGGATTCGGCTAAGAAAGCTCTAGCGGCTTATCACATGCATTGAAAAGCGTAGGCGGGTAGGTGATATGAGTCATGTACCCGCCTATTGTTTTATCCTGCATCCGATTATGTATATCTTTGTAGAAAACGTGATTTATGGCTAAGAAAGATAAGAAAGAGGAAATCCCTTCATGGATAAAGGATTTGTATAAGGAAGATCTTGATCGTGTTGTAAGAGGTGAGCGTCCCATGTATTTTAGGGGTATGAATGATGATCCTTTAAAGAACGTATCCCCGGAGTTTGATATCCTTAGTGGAGGAGCTGATGTTAAGGGTATGAATGGGATAAGAGGTGCGTTGTCCCCGTTGAATAATGGCATGGGTAATTATAATTTCAGCATTAGGGGTATAAATAAGAAGATAGGCGAGCTGGTTGATGAGGCGGGATTGTATTTGCCTGAGAAATTAAGACCTATATATCAGACTGTGGTGGACGCTATGTCGAGATCCAAAGATAAGGGGTTAGGTTATATCACGCAGCCGTTGGCTAACGCCCTGTACCCTGCGGACGAGCGACGGAACCGGCGTCTAGACGGGGAGCATCCCGTTGGTTATGTGGATGCCATAGACGGCATATGGCCTAGGGAGAAATATGGGTTATGGGGAGAGAAAATTGAGCGGAAAGCCGAAGGAGGTCCTACTGGTAATGATCCTATGTATGTAAGACAAGATGTATCTGATAGAGCTTTGTATTTAAAAGACATCATAGGTAACGCCGTAAGAAGGAGGTTGTATAAGAATGTAACGCCTGATGTGGTAGCCTCAAATGCCAGTCTTCCCGATAAGGTTAAGGAATTTATATACGGAAGAAATGGCAAAGCTAATGTTGATGAATATAGCGAACAGCTATGGGGTAGATTCTTATCCCAACCTAATAGTCTTGACGGAAATAGCAAGGAAATAAGAATCCCCGATAATATTATTGCTGATATCGAGAGGATGTTTAATCGTGACACTAAGGATGAGATAAATAGGTTAGATAAGAAGATTCGTGATACGGAGCGAGAAATATATGGTTCCGATAAGCCGGTTACAGATGATGCTTATGGTAGGCTGGAGTTTTTGAAAAAGTCTAGAGAATGGGTAGATATCTTTGAGAAGAATCGTAATTCTGTAAGATCCGGAAAGCCTACGGTTTTTTCTGAGTACGATTTTTATCCCGAAGCTGCTGGTGAGCTTACCCCGTTATCAGGGTTTGGTAATTTTACAATTTATAGACGTCCGGATGGAAGGTTAGGTGTTTACGATGTATATGATTTTTATAGTAATGATCAAGAGTTCCCAGTCAATATAGTCACTAAGACATTAGACGCTATAGGTGATAAGTTTGAGGAGAGAGGGTCGTTTGAGGATCGAAATCCTCTTCCGGAAAGTGGAAGGGATGCTCTTATCCGTAATGCCATTACGTCCAAGAATAAGTTGGAGGACAAGAAAGATGGAGGTCCGGTAAATACAGAACGAGATTATGGGGCTGGCAAATACGTTATTGATCCTAGTAGATCAGAGGATAGTAAGATGGCTGTGTATGATGAGATATGGGACTATCTGACAGAAAAGAAGGGGATACCACAAACGCAAGCTATCGGCATCCTGTCGAACATCGCCGCCGAGTCCGGAGGGGACACCGAAGCCCTAGGACCCGCTGGTGACTTTGGTATCCAGCAATGGCTTGGGCCGAGGAAGAAAGAGCTACAGCGCAGGTATGGAAAGAAACCGACATTGACACAGCAGTTGGATTATCTCGTGGATGAGTATCAAGGAAAGGTTCCGGGGTTAGGTTGGAATTACATCAATCAAGGCAAGTTCTTTGACAAGGACGCTCAGGGGAATGAGTATAACTATTATATGTATTCTAAATCCGATTTCGATAACGCCGTCAACTACAAGGACGCTACCGTGGCATGGAATCAAGGATACGGTAGGCCTCTTGGATCGACCTTAAGAAATGAGAAGAGATTTGAGTTCGCCGATATGTTCTCCAACAGATACGGTGTCCCGGAGAACGAGCCAATGAGATACGAGTTCGGACAGCGGGATTCGGGCACGGGGGACGGAGGTCAGCAGCCTATCCCTGAGACGGTAGCCCCTGCCGATCCTTCTTTGGCTTCTCGCCCATCTATGGATATTTGGTGGGAGAAGGAAGGTCAAGACCTGTTATATAAGATGCTAGCTCAATCCGGAGCCAATAAGAAGGCTATAGAGGATATAGCTAATAATATCAAGAACGACCCCCAATCAGAGAAGCAGATAGCGGAAGCCGAGCGTATGCGTAAGGAACAGGCGAAAAGGCAGTTGGTGCTTAATATGATACCGGGATTAAGTCTTAATATAAAGGGTATGAGCAGAACACAGAATTAATACTATATTTGTGAAGTAATTAAACGTTTTAGATATGAAAAGATTGTTGTTTTTATTTGCTATGTTATTGACGCCATTCGCTTTGATGGCGCAAGAGGTAATCCCATCAGAAGGGGCTATCACTATTGATTTAACTACCTTCACAGGCATCATGGCTTTCGTCACGATGTCAGCTACCCAACTAGCCAAGGTTGTGCCGTATATTGACACCCATAAGTGGGCTAAAGTCCTATCCGCCGTAGTCATAGGTATGCTGGTTTGTATATTAGCGTGGCTACTAAAGGTGTCTCCATTGCTTATAGGGAGTGAATGGTGGGAGGCTCTATTATATGGAGTGGCTGTAGGTCTCAGTTCTGCTGGTTTCTATGATTTGGTTAAGGCTATAGGATCATTATTCATAAAAAGAATTTAATTCTGTACATAATAATAGCATTTGCTGAGAGACTCATCGTTGTGAAATGATGAGTCTCTGTTTTTTTAAATTATCTTTGTGTCAGAACGAAATTAATTAGACATGAGCAAATACGTAATCAAGAGGAAGATACCTAAATATCAAGAGGCCGGGGAAGTCGGGTCGTATATACTTGGTAATATGGACGGTATACAAGGGTTAGGTATAGAACCTTTGGTGAATACCAACCAAGGATTACCCGCGCCGGTCAATCCGCTAGGGATATATTCTTTGGATACTCCAGATCAGTTGAGGACTAAATACGCTAATGCTTTTGATCAGGATAATGTGTTTCCGGCTAGCTTCAAGGGTAGTTTACAGCGTATAGCTGAGAATTATCAGGACAATGGTATTACGCTTAATAACATAACTGTTAACGATGTTGATAAGTCTAAGACCGGTTCAGGCGAGACGGATGTTTTTGATTTTACCACCATCCCCTACTATGGCGCTGATGATATAGGGTCTAGATTCACTCAGATGGGTCGTGGTATAGGGCGTATGAGAAGCGAGGGATATGGTGATTTATCCACTGGGGCTAAAACAGCTAATACGATAACCACCATAGCCTCAGGAATTAGTGGTATCATGGGATTGGCTCGTAACGTGGTTTCTGGGATAGCGTCTGAGAAAGGTACTCGTACCAATATCAGGTTGGCTCAGGAGCGTGAGGCCAGACAAAGAAGGCAATCCCAAATGCAGTACAAGGATGGTGGGGGTGTTTATCTAGGGCCTAATAATAGGTTCGATAGCGGAAGCCTTACCGGTGAGTACCTGTATCCGTTACCTAAGTCAATGGAAGATCAAGCCAATGTGGAGATCGAGAAAGGTGAGTACGTGACGCAGCCCGGGGAGGCGCCGATGGAGGCTATGGGGCAGAAGCACGCCGATGGTGGAACCCCCGTTTTCTTGGAGGAAGGTACGAAGGTTATCACCGATGATACCACCATAGAGTCGGATTTCGCTAAATACATTAGGGATACGTATGGTATTAAGGCTACACCAAAGGATACGTACGCCACGTTAATGGATAGGTATAAGGCTAAGATCGGTCTTAAATCGGCTTACGATGATCAGAAAAAGGCGCTGGAGAAGCTGAAGAAAAACGATAAGATAGATGACGAGAATACAAGGCGTTTAAACGCCTCCATATTATCTAAGGCTATAAATGACAGTAACGAAACGGTTAATGGCTTAGAAGGAAGATTTACGGACTTCGCTAACGTCATATACAAGGAGCAGGAAGACCGGAAGATGAAGAAGGATGAGGATACGTATTTCGCTAAGGGTGGTGAGATAGATAACATCATATCCAGATCTATGAAAGAATACGGTCTTACGGAGGAGGATATAGCTGAGGCTAAGAAAGAGCTGCTTAAGAAAGTAGCTGGTATTCGTCAGAAGATGGAGAAAGGTGGTAGCTCTTTATTCGATTATCTCCTTACTTTCCGTCCTGTTGAAAACAAGTATAATAATAAGGATAATACGTTTGGGTATCAACGTCAAGGTCAGGACGGTTCTTATGGCGGCATTAACGCTGATGAGAGACTGGAATATTATAAGACATTCATGCCTTTGGCTTATGATGCTTATATGAGCGCTCCGAAGGCTACTGCTGCCAAGGCTCTTCAGGATGCTATATACAACACTACTGGTGGGTGGATGGGCTTGGCCACGGCGGAGAACCCGATCATCGCCAACGCCGAGGCGCTTCGGGATTACACGACGCTCGTTTCCTTTGGCGGTGAAGATAGTCAAGGCAATTACCCGGAAGATAAGAAGGCCGCATATCATGATAGGATGAGAGACAACAAGTTTGGTCAATACTCCTCATCTCGCCCTATGATCGGTCTAGACGTTGTTACAGAGGAACAGCATAAGGCTCTTAACGATGCTGGTATCACCCATTTTAGTCAACTGTTTTCTGACAAGAACAAGGATGTCGTTATTAAGATACTTGGCGAGGATATGCTTAAGATGCAGGCGTTAAGATCCATGAAAGGCATGGAAGGTCTCGACTTCATACTCGATCCCCACAAGGTGGCTCCCGGTCCTATGGATATAGGTGATGTGGAGGATCCCGATGTTAAGTTGGATATGCCTGAACTTATTGATGCTAGTACCCTTCCTAAGACGAATACCAATACAAATACAGATAAGTCGGATAACAATAGGGGAGGAAGAAATATAGTAGGTGGTGGTCTTGATTTTCCTGAGGTGTTCAGGATGACTCCGGGATCTGTGACAACGGAAGGTCTGGAAAGGCATTACGCTCCTACCGTGGATCCGGTGTTGAGATCGGCTGATCAGTATATGGTTGAGGCCAATCGTGCTTTCCAATCACAATTGGATCAGATGGGTAATGTCCCGGATTCCCAGAGAGGAGCATTATCGTCTAATTTACAGGCTATAATGAGTTCCAATATAGGTAAGTACATTAATGAGGTAGAGCAAGGTAACGTAGCTCAAAGAACTTGGGCTGATAATGTCAATTCTCAATCATGGGCGAATACTTACGACAAGAACATAGCCCAACGTCAAGCTTACCAGCAACGTATATTGCAGGGATTGGCTATAAATGACGAGAACTGGGCTAGGTATTTCGATAGCGTAAATGACGAGATCCAGCAGAAGTGGAATACGGCTACGACCATGAATACATTAAGGTCTATATTCGGGGATATCAAGATCGGCCCTAATGGACAGTTGATCGCTGATCCTCAAGGAGATATATTGAGTTATAGGAGATTATATCCTGCTCAGGAAGTAACTAAAGGCAAGAAAGGATAAAGGATGGCTTCACAATATAGTATATTAAGGAATTACGGCAAGTACGTATCACCCTACAACATGGATGTCATGATGCAGGGGATGGGGTACATGCAGCAGAAGATAGATACCAATCGGCAGGCTATAAACGAGTATGCTGATTATATTATCAATTCTGACATTATAAAACCTCAGGATAGGGAATATCTTCAGAATAGGTTAAATGGGTTGATACAGGACGTGAATAACGTGTATCGTAAATCTAATTTGGCTTCCGACGGTATAGCCAGAAGCATACAGGCTCGTCTTGGAGAAGCTCTGGATACCCGTGTGTTGAATGCTATTGCCGGTACTAGGGAGATCCGGGCTTTTAGCGAGAAGATGGAGGATATGAAGCTGAACAATCCCAAGATGTATAGACCTATAAACGAGGCTGAGGCTTTCGCGGATGCCGTGGCTTGGATGAATGACGGTCAGGTAGGGACACGTCTTAATCCTATACATTATACTCCTTATACGGATTATCACGCTGAGATTGATGAGAAGATGAAGAACTTCATCTCCCTTAACAAGGGGAAGAAAGTCAATGTGCCGGTAGTTGACGCCAATGGTAACAGGACGGGCGAGATGCGTGAGATGTATATAGATGAGATGAGTTACGCTCAGGTCAGGGATATAGCCATGGCTTCTATATCTGAGAACGGTAAGGCTCAGATGCAGTTAGAGGGAAGATATATGGCTAGGACAAACCCTGATTTATTTAACGTCCAAAGCACCTCTGATTTCCTTAAAGGGTATATCGATGACTTTGCTGTCAAGGAGGAATCCATACGGGCTAAGCTGAAGGGTGTCGGCAATGATAAGATAAAGAAAGCTAAATTGGAGTCGGAACTGGCGGATATCATCAAGCAGAGAAATGATTTCGTGGAGGAGGCCGAGGGCGTTATCGGTAGCAACTACAGCCCAGAGCGGGCCGGCATGTTCATGGTACGACAGCAGTTCCTTCGTGGTGTCGGATTGAGATGGTCTTATAATAACTCATACGAGACGTTGGGCGTTGACGATTATTATTTCAAGGCTAATCAACAGATGATGGAGAGGGCTAAGTTCAATGAAACAAAGAGACATAATCTGGCTATGGAGAAAGCCGCGTTGATGAGAGCCAGCAAATCGGGCAAGTCAGAGAATGGTGGTGGAGACGATGATATGACAGGACCTACCGTGGTTACTAAGAGCGCTAACCTTGAGGACGTAAATATAAGCGATGAGTTCATGAACGGGTTCATAGCCAACGAGAGGGCGGTGACTACTGGCATGGATAATTTCGTTAAATCACTATCAGATGACGCTAGAAGGAAGATCGACGCATGGGCGTCTGATCCTGAGAATAGTAACGTGGTCAAGGATATGGATAAAGACCAGATCATCATGACATATTTCAAGGCTAATGGTGGATCTACGAATACGCTCCTTGATTATAATGGCAAGGATAGTTATATAAAGCTTCTTGGGCTAAATACCCAAAGAGATAAGTATAATAAGATCAATGATGGATTCAATAAGGCGAGCAATGCTGTTTTGGATGGTATTGATACTATAATTCAGAGAGAAGCTAGATCTATTGCTGGATCAGGTATAGATATTAGTTATGGATTCGGCACATTCAATCTTGGAGATATTAATAACAATGGCGATAAGGTTTTTGATATAAATGGTATAAACGATATAACGTTAAACGATTGGGCTAAACTGTCAGCTTATAGTTCTTTATTGAATGATAATATAAATGTTGTTAATAGTCCCGTTAAAGGGGAAGCGCCATCTATATCGGTAGATTCAGGTCAATCTAGTGTCCTACTGGATAAGATAAATAATCTTATGGGAACATCCTTCTCGCTTGATGATATTGAATCTATAATGTCTCTTGTTGTGTCTGGTGCTAATAGGAATATACACGTCAAGGCGATAGAGGATAGATTTGCTGGAGATAATAGAGCGATTGGTGTCGCTACCGCTTTATATAATGGAGCGTATAGGGAAAGAAACGATTTGTTAAGACATAAATGGAGCCGTGGCGATTTAGGAAGACTTGCTAGCGACGCTAAACGTGCCGGTGAGGATTATCTAAGACAATATCGTCATGAGTACGCTGAGCGTGAGTATATCTTCTCTGGTGATTATCCGTCTAAAAGCAAAGCTGAGTATGATTATATAAAGATTAGTGATCTATTCACTCGTGGTGGTGGTTTTATCCCCAAGGATGAGGATAATGCCAATAAGAAGATAACGTTTACTATATCTCCTATAGGTGATGGCAATTATCAGATCATTGGTAATAATGGAGGTGATGGAAGATCTGTTGTTGAGGTAAGTGAGGCAGATCTAGCCGCCAATGACCTTACTTTTTATAAGGAGGATGTAAGTATCCCATCCGAGACCTACGACTCTGGTGTTGTATCTATATCGTTTGCCAGTTCAAGTGATAACGCTTATGGCAAGATGGCTAACGCTTTACAGATAGGGCCGGTGGCTTATGCTAGTGGAGCTAAGGATATGACAATGCCTTATATAGATATGTTCACGAATATAAATGACGGTAATATCAGGAAGAATCAGATGATGATCGCTACCGATGTGTTATTTGATAACGCTTCTATGTATGAGTTAAGGGCTTCCGGATATAAGTATAATAATGGTTCCTCTGGGATAAATGTTGATATATACAGCAAGGGAGGAGCAAGGGATGGCGGTACTCCATTATACTCAATTGATCTGGATGGCGTTAATTATGCTGATGAGGTAGCTAGAAAAATTGATTTCAGCCCTCAATATTATTTGGTCATGGCATGGCAACAGATACTTAGCAAGGAGAATGAGGTATATTGGAGAAGTGAAGGTAGATCTACTACTGATGATTTTGAAAGCTTCATCTCGCCTATAGCTAGTATGATCGATCAGGAGATAAGAAACAGGAATAACGGAAATAGTGGAAATAATGGAAATAGTGGAAACCAATAATAACGCTCCCAGTGGGAGGGATCTTGCCAACAAATACGGGTATCCTACTATGAGCGTGGATAATATAAAGGCTGTTGGATCGGATCCCTATAATATACCGGATCGTGACTTACCTCCGGTATTGGATCCGTATTCTGCTTCCGAGAGATCAAAGTCCCAGATACCGTCATTATCAGAGAGGATCAAGAATACGGTAAAGACTAATTATTATGATAACATGAAGCATATGTCCCCTTTGGGGTATATGGCGTCTGATCAGAGCTATAAGGGTAGGTTTAATCTTACTGGACCGGAGATATCGTTAGAGGATTCAAGGTATCGATTAAGTAGTGGAACGTGGATACCCAAATACGAGTCTTATATACCCGGTGTAGATAATGATACACGTCTATCAAAAACCCAGAGTAGGACTGAGAAGTGGATGAGAGGATTGGGTAAGTTTGCCGGAAAAACCGCCTTGTACGGATTAGGAGGCGTTATCCAGCCTTTTTATGGTATTTATGCCGGAGTATCCAAAGGTAATTTCAATGCTGTTTTTGATAATGATTTCATTAGATGGTTAGATGATCAGGATAAGAAGATGGATTATGGTCTAGCTCATTATTATAATCGAGAGGAGCGGGACATGAACTTTCTTCAAAGTATGACTACGGCTAACTTCTGGTCTAATGACTTTCTGTCGGGTCTGGCTTTTACCGCTGGCGCCATGTTATCATCCGCCGTATATTCCGGGGCCGGTCTGATGAACCTTGCTCGTACCGGAGCTAGGGCTGGGGTGGCTTTAGCTAGGATAGGCAAGGCCGCTTCGGACACCAAGAAAGCATTCGGAGCTTACCTTAGGGCCGCCCGTATAGGGCAGAGGGTAGGCAAGGGGCTGGGTGCCGCCCTATTTCTTGGTGCGTCTACCTCATGGGAAGCTTCAGTGGAAGCCAGAAGTATGTTGATGGAGGCCGAGGAGAATTTCAGGCAATCTTATCGTAACGCTTACGGGAGGGAAGTCCCGTATGAGGAGCTTATGAGGTTCAGGGCTGACAATGCCAATGCCGCTAACGCCGTATTCGCCGCAAACGTCGGCATATTGTCATTATCCAACATAGTTATGTTCGGTGATATGTTTGGCATGGATCTGGGCGTGGATAAGTTCATAAAACGCAATATATTTGGCGTAGGAGCCGAGAGAATGGATAACGGTGCACTAAGGGCTATAACACCAAAGAAATGGCAGAAAATAGCTGGTAATACGTTTAATATCATCAAGCGACCGGTATCTGAGGGTTTGTTCGAGGAAGGTCTTCAAGGTGTGTCCAGCAAGTCCGCGGAGGATTGGGTGGAATCAAGATACAATCCCATGGCTATTCGCCAGAATATAGGTTATATGGAGGCTATAAAGAACGGGTTCAAGGAGACTTACGGATCTAATCAGGGATGGAAGGAAATCGGCATCGGTATGATTATCGGATCGGTTATGGGTGTAAGAAGCCTTGGAGGTATAAAGGAATGGAGCCAAGATATGTCCCGGAACAAGGGGATGGTGGAGGCCTACAACACTAATGCCGGCGCCTTGACCTCGGCGGCTGTCCAAGCTATTCGTGGCAGCATGGCCCTGAACGCTCAATTATCAGGCTTAAGTACGGATAATAACGCTGACGATATACCTAATTCTAGAATCGTAGATAAGACTTTTAGTGATGCCGTATTCAACCGTCTTCGTTATGATCAGGAAATGGGGATGTTAGATGATACTAAGGAGAATTTCAAGACAGTCATCGAGTCTATACCTAATAGCGATATAGCCTCCGATATGAATATGACAGATGAGCAGGTAAATGAGTATAAGTCCAACCTTATCAGTGAGTTCAATAAGAAGGTTGATAATTTTACTATGGCCAGCAGATTTGCCGACTCCCTTACCGATGGTATATCCAATAGATCATTTAATACCTATATCTCCAACATGGCTTATAACGGTCTTGAGGCTAAGGATAATTTGGATGATATCGCTAATCAGCTAGGAAGGATATACAATACGGATATAGGACCTGCTTTAGATATACATTCTCGTCTTAATCCTGATTCGAGTAGGGATCTTGAGAAACTCAGGAAGCTTACGGATGATATACGGAAAATGGAGAAGAATGTTTTGAAGCTTCAGCAGAGTGTCACACCTAAGGAAGCTCTTGAGTCTGATAAGATCAAGTTAGCCAAGGAGAATGATAGACTTCTTAAATTGACGGAGGATAGGATTGCTTTGGAGAGGAGATTAGCTACGTTAGTTAACTCAGAGACAGATATATCTAAGCTGTTATTAAACAGGGATGAATCAAGGATCAGCGCCGCCGATCTTATGGCAGCTTATGAGACTATAGTCGGTTTTGAGAATGCCGTATCTATCCGTGGGGTTGATAATCATAAGGAGGCTATGGCGTTGCTTAGCGAGTATCGTCATAATCTTGTGGCTTATAAGAATATAAACGAGTCACTTCGTCGTATGCGTGACAGAAGATTCATCCGGGCGCAGGAGCGCGGGTTCATGAAGATATTATCGAACGCATGGGGGAAGACTTATGAGGAGGATGACAGCAAGTATGATTTCAGGAATACCGATGATCCTGATGCTAATTCCCTTTATGCCAATGATCAGGCCATAGATAAGGCTTATCAAGATGGTCTTATAGGAGAGGACGAGGCATTTATGTTCAAGACCTATAATCATATGATCGCCAGATCTATGGAGAATGACATCAAGGCTGATGAGGGAGGTATCGTTGAGAATGTACCTGATAATGAGGATATCATAAATCCTTCTGATGATAGAATCAATAATATAGCTATAAAGATATGGAACGGTAATGAGGATATCTTATCTCCTAGGGAGAGGCAGATATATGATAATAATAAGGATCGTATCAATGATCTTGTAAATGGGTTTGGCGATAATCCTATAGCTAGGCTTAATAAGATTAGGTCAATGATAGATAGGTTAAATACCAACGATAACGTCTTAAATAACATCAGGGATACTATTGATGATATCATAGATATGAACATTAATGGTCTTGATCAGGATCAGGTTAAGGAGGCTATACAGACTTATAATGATCTTATGAATGATATTGACAACGGGAATGAAGTTGATCAGGATAAACTTAATGAGGCTATTGATATTATCAATAACTATTCTGATGGTCCTCTTCTTCAATTCGTGGAATGGATGAGGCTGTATGATAATGGAAGTATGGTTGTCAAGGATTACGATAAGTCTATACCTATGGATGATGTCCTCACAGAGAGCGAACCCGGGACATCCACCGGCAGGACGGAAGTTAACGCCGCCCAGAATCCGGTGGTGTTGATGGCCCAGAAGAGAGAGATCGGTGGGGTTATGTATTATGAAGTTGGCGGAATGAGACTTGACAGGTTTATGGACAGTCTTGGGCTTAAAAGATCTGATGCCACTGATACTGATAATGGAAGGGTGATGGATTTCACCAACGGAACCGACATATTTACTGTTATAGAGTCGAATAACCACTCAAGATGGATGATAAGCGAGGATGACGCTCAGGCTTTCGAGAACGCTACCGGTGTCATACTGGGGAGGCAGACCGCCTTATCGACCTCTAACTGGTTCATGGTGTATCGCAAGGGGCAGGATGGATCTGTTGTTCCTTATTACACGGGTGATACGTTTGGGTCTAATAACGAGTCGGTGAATCAGGAAGCAACGGCCAGCCTTCGCAAAGGTGATATGGTAAGGTTTAAGATGGATATGTCAGATCCATACACCAAGGGACTGTATGATAAATACAATAGCCTTAACGCCGTTGATCCTAATTCTGATGAGACTAAGTCGGCTTACCGAGAGCTGGTTGATAATATGGTTATTAAGATCGTGGATAGCGACGGCAATTTCGTCTCGGTACTGAAAGCCAATGACCCGGACTCAAAAGGAAGTAACGCTGATTTAAGGAGTATGGCCTTTGAGTTGTATAGGGATAATGTAGGATCTGTCGCTGGAGAGATTGATATACCGTCCGTAGGCACAGTTACCAGTGTTTTGCCGGGAAGACCTAATTTTAGCATAAGTGATGATAATGGTACGTTGATGGTATCTGAAAATGACTTTACCAATGAGACGGTTGGTAAGGTCGAGAGCGTAGGATATATAGAGAACGGGGAGGTTACGATGAGAGATAATATTAAGTATAACATATTCCCGTTCTGTACGGCTATCGTTAGGGACAAGTATGGTAATTATAAAAATTCGCGTATCCCGGTTGTAGCTATAAAGACAGGAAATGGAAGAAATTACCTGTACCCCGTAAGATTGAAAAATCAGGATACATCATCATTCTCATCTATGATCGGATCGATGGCTGACAGAATTATAGAGGGTCTAGGTGGTGGAGTAAGTATTGATGATATAATGGATCTTAACAACGCTATAGCCAGATCCGGGCTGGATAACAAGACATATATGATTCCGTTGACGGGAGACGTGGATGTTATCAAGAACCGGCTTGAAGCTGTCAAGGGAGCGGCTAGTAAGATGCCTATGACTACTGACGTAAGAGGATGGATAGGCGATTCCAGGACTAAGGAGGATATTTTGATGAATGACGTTACGATCAACATCGATCTTAATAACGATCCTTTCATAGCCCCTAAGTTCAGGATGAGTATTAGGAGGGATGAGACGTTCTTCGAGGATACGGAGACCCCGTTCGGCAGCCCGTCTGACCTCCAATCGGGATCCGCCTCGCCTGCGAAGGCGGCCGAGGACAAGTCTTTGGTTTCCGACGGGAATGTCGTATCCGGAGAAAATGAAGCGGAAAATCCTTGCTAGGCAAATTTATTCGTCTTATCTTTGCGGCGTCAGTCCATCACCTGACGATTGACATACTCCCATCGTTAAAGAGAATGGGATTCTTGGATACAAGCGCAAGAAACCCCGATATTACTATCGCTGGAATCACTCTTGCTCTCCAATTCGGAAATGCCCTTCCGAAGTATATTACGGGCTGCAAGAATATCACGGTCGTTGATTGCGCCGCACGATGGGCACACCCACGTGCGGTCGCATAACGACAGCCCTTTATTAATGCGGCCGCATTCGCAAGTTTTGGAAGAAGGATACCATTTGTCAATCTTATGTACTATCACTCCATACTTTGAAGCAACATACATCAGTTTATAAATAAAATAAGAATGACTAAGATCGAAAACTTTCTTGCCCCATAGCCGTTTCATCCCTTCTATATTCAAATTCTCAATGAAAATATAATCATATTGTTTACACAATTGATGAGCTAATTTCCATTGAAAATCTGATCGAAGGTTATCGATTCTCCTATAGGCTTGCTGTAAATCGAATAAGATTCTTTTTCTATTGCTAGATCCTTTCTTCGCTTTAGAAAACCTCTTGCTTAGTTTTCTAATCTTGTTTTGATATTGTTTGAAAAATAGCGGAGAAACGATACTACTGCCATCGCTTTTAGTCAGGTAAGTTTCAGACCGAAATCTAATCCTACAGATGCACCATCATGTGTCTTTCTATAGGAGTTTGTTGGATTATGATCTGTAATTATTATCAAACTGTAGCGACGACAAGTTTCACGTACTATTCTGATTTGTTTGACATTGCCTTCATAAGGTCTACTGTATGAGAATTTAAATCGTTTCTTCCCTTTGTTTATTGTCAGACAATTCCCATTTAGGGTAAACCCACCTTGTTTGAAAACAAAAGAATTGAAACAATCAGCTCTTTTGAACTTAGGTGGCCGTTTAGATAACTTCTTAAAGAAACGATTGTATGCAGAATCCAATCTCTGAAGGATTTCTTGTGTTGTTTGGGAGTGAAGTAAGTTCCTTTTTATCCTTTTAGCAAAATGCTTTTGCATCTTACCAACTGAAATATATTTTCCAAACAGCTTGTAATACCTACGCTGTAGAGCTAAAGCGCGATTCCATACGAAACAACATTCGCGAAGCATCTTATCTAGGTGCTTCGTTTCCTTTGAATGATAGATGTTGTATTTGTATGAAATCATTTTTAATTATATTTATGACGCAAATATAATAATAATTTTTATATTTGCAATAAAAAACATGGACAAAAGATGGAAAACGAATAAAAGCAGTGTTTACAACATAGGATACCATATAATATGGTGCCCTAAATACAGAAGGAAAATATTAACCGGTGAAATAGAGTCCAGGCTAAGAGAACTTCTTTTATTTAAATCGACAGAGAATGGGTGGGTTATTGAAAATATGGAAATAATGCCTGATTATATTCGTATTTTCATAAAAGCCACGCCTTCGGATTCTATATCTCATATTGTTTCACAATTAAAAGGATACACATCTTTTGTATTAAGAAACGAATTTGAAACGATAAGGAGAAGACTCCCATCATTGTGGACAAGATCTTTTTATGTTGAAACAATAGGGCATATATCCGAGTCGATCATAAAAAAATATATAGATGATCAGAAAAAACATTGATTCCATGCTTGAAAGCATGGGTTTTGCGAAAATTATAATTTTAATAACATGCAATTAGACTCTTTTTTACACCGAAAGATTATGCAAGACTTACGCCTCCAGCGAGTGAAGGTCTTGATGATGTTATACACCAGTCATTATTTTGTCAATAACAGACAAAGGCAGTTGCTTGACCATACATACGCTTTAAGCAGGGATCAGGCTTTTGATTATATGACTGAGTTCAATAAAAGGCTTAGTGATAAGATAGGTATAGAATGTACGATGGATATTCTTCTGCCTACCGATGATGATAATGCTAATATCATAATCGAGTACAATGGCATCATTAAGAGGTTGATGAGGGAAGCCGAGAAGCTGGAACTTGACACTGACGCTATTAAGGATATGATGCGCGATCTACTTAATGAGTTGAAAGGTGATGTTGATCTTAATATCTTGATATTTGACGTAACCCAGTTACTTATAAAATACAATCTATTTAGGTTGGATGCTATAACCGAGCAGGAGTTCAAGGACTCTTTCGTCAGGATGGATAGTAGGAATATGGAGATAAAGAAATTAACTTTATCTGATATCAAGAAGGTGGTGGAGATGATAGAGGATAGGTATAGCTACGCTTTATATATGACAGAGGAATATGGCTGATTACATTTTTTGTAAAAATATCTCCTATTTGTTTGTTGTTTTAAAATAAGTGTCTATATTTGCGGTGTCTATCCGTTGCTAGACCAGAAGAAGATATTAATATCGCTTAGGCGTAGGCGATAAATGAGAGCTATCAGTGGGGTAACGGACGCTGGTGGCTCTCGTTGTTTTATATTATGGATGATAATTTAAAATTATTTGAGAATCCTGATTTTGGGGATGTAAGAGTATTATTAGACGAGAAAAACAATCCATGGTTTGTTGGTAATGACATAGCCAGATGTCTTGGTTATGAAAACTTAGGGAACGCTGTAAAAAGGTTTGTTGATGATGAGGATTCTATCATTCTTACAAGTGATTGTAAATCAATGGGGTTTAAAATAAACCCCCTTATAAATCAGGCTGTTAGGGAGATAAAATTAATCAATGAATCAGGGATGTATTCTTTGATTATGTCATCTAAGATGGAATCTGCCAAGAAATTCAAAAGATGGGTAACATCGGAGGTTCTTCCTTCTATTAGAAAAACAGGCTCCTATTCTATGCCATCAAAGAATGAACTTCCATCTGATTATATAGAGGCATTAGAGGCTTTGCTTAAATCGGAAAAGGAGAAGCGTGCGTTAGCTGAGGCGAAGAAAGCGGCAGAGGAAGCCAAAAGGATATCTGATAATATTATCAAAGAACAGGCTCCTATGGTTGATTTTGCTAAGACAGCCGAAATAGCCCAAGAGACAGATATGTTGATCAGAGAGGTTCGGGAAAAGCTAGAGGCTCATGGATATGATATAGCGGAGAAGAATCTTCGAATATTGCTTGAGGATAAGAAGTTCTTCGCTAAGACCGGTAAGAGGTGGTTGCTTTCCCAAAGGATGATAGACAGCGGTTATGCTCGTTATAGATATCGTAATGATGACGAGTTCTACGGCACTAATACTGTCTATGTGACTCCTAAGGGATTTCAGTGGATTGTGTCTAAGATATCTAAAGAATGGATGCCTAGGTTCTTGGAATTGAAAGGCAGGGTTCTGAGTAGATCAGATAAAGATATTTTCGCTAAACGATAAGTTTCATTTTTGTTATTTAGGATTGAGTTTTTGCCTGCCCGTGAGGATCGGCAGAATGATTTGTACTTTTCAGAGTAAACATAAGGTTTGTTATTATGTTGTTATTTAGTATCCCGTCCGCTCGTGAGAGTAGGCGGGATTTTGTTTATCTTTGTAACAAAACGATTTAGCAATGGGAAGATCTTGTTATGTTATAAAAAATAAGGAGGGTGGGGTAGATAATGTCCTTGCCCCTAACAACCAACCATCCGGATTATACCAAAGGGCGATGGAGGTGCTTGGCGACCAGAAGCAGGCCTTATCGGTCTGGGGTACGGCCTACTCCCCCGACTTCGTGTCTTTCTTTGGCGATTGGATGTCCATGCCATCAGAATACGACTTAGATAGCAATGGGGAGCCTAGGTATGATGATGTCATGTCCTTTATCAAACGAAAGAACTATGTAGCCGGTAATTTTATGGCTGATGAGGTTAAGGACATCAATAATACCCTTACTTCCTTGGGCGTTGATAATATCAATGATCTTAATGATATGATCGTATCCAACTTCCTTTCCGGCGGTGATATATTCATCAACAGATATAATCTTGAACGATCTGGGATGTATGGCGCTGATGAGATTGATAATATCATGACTAACCGATCGGAGTATGAGCGGGTAAGGGATATGATGAGGAGGATTGTTGATTTTATGTCTGAGGGGGATCTCAATGAGAAGGATACATATTTCTTGTCCTCCGAATCAGGTCTTGGTGATGATTATATGATATATGAGGATGCGTATGATTCATTGGGAAAGAGAAGGGTCTTGAATCCAATGGAGGTAAGGGATACGATCATGAGGGCGGTAGGCGGTATCAGCGACCGCCGGGAGTTCGATCAGGCTTTCGCCTCCATCCCCTACCCTTCCTTGGCGCTCCGGTATCAGGAGGATCAGGATTACGCCGATCGGATGTATGATACGTATCGCACCATGACTCGTATGGAGGTTTGGGATGAGTATAGGAATACGATCACCGACTCATACTCTTACAATACCATACCATATATCAGTACACCTAAGGATATGAAAGGTCTAAGGGATAAGGTTGGGGAAATGATCAATATGGACGATTTTAAGGACATCAAGGACGTTGCCGGACGTCTGCATGACATAGCCATGGATCTTGCCGACATGGGCGTGGATATAAGCGAGGCGATCAGTGATGAGATGGTTATATCCAGACCTGAGGATATCCGTGATCTTATGGCGTCGCTGGACGTCATGTTGTCTTCCATACAGGCCGGCAATTCGGTATACGATAGCTTTATCTCCGATCTTGATAGGATAACAGGGAAAGGGAATCCGATATACGAGGTTCAGGATACTTATTCTACTGGGGATAGGATGGTGTATGTAAGGTCCGGGAAAACATCTCCTTCCGATATGTATGACAGGAACATGTTGTATATGGGTAGGAATATGTACCATAACACGGCCCCGATAACCGACACCGATCAGGCCTATGAGATGTTGGTCAATATCGGGATAGAGCGGCCCTCGTACTTGCCGGCTGGCGTGGTCCCCCAAGGGGCTTCCCGATCTGATATTGGCGTGGTCAAGGATAATATCAAGAAGTTGGTTATGTCCAACATCTCATCCTCGAATACTGAGAACATGATCCTTACCAGATTGATATACCAGCATCCCGTAACACTTAAGATGGATGATGTCGATATTGATCGGGAGTTCAGGAGATACGAGGCTAGGCAGGGAAAGGATCGGGATTTTATCAAATCCTGTACCTCGTTAAGGAAAATCCAGATCAAGGAAAGGTTAAAAAAATCGGATTTATATAATAATGTCTTGCGTTTCCTTGATTTTAATGGGCTTTATAATGTATCTTTGAACCACCATGACAGAGGTACGTTAAAAAACATAGAGATGTCGCTGCCGGAAGGTCAGGTAAGGGATCTTCTGTTTGACGTGGCTATCGAGTCCAGCGACAGCAGCATGAGGGATCTTTTCTATCTGGATAGACAGGATAGGATGATGGATGTCGGGTTTTACAGGTATCTGTACCAAAGGAATCCGGGCCTGCTCCGGGAGGTCAACGGCGGTGTCGAGGCGAGACCGGACGGCTTGTTCTTGGCTCGTGGAAGGTATGATGATTTCGTGTCTTTCCAATCTGGTCTATATGAGAAGGTGGGTGAGACGGTTAATGGCGGGATATATAGCTTCGTGGATAATTTTATATATTCGGACCCATCATCATATCAGGATAGTATGGTACGAAAGATAGGTGACGTTACGGTAAGAAGTGACGATAACCGTCTATCAAGGGTAGAGGATAATCCCTCATCCAGTAAGATAATTAATGAATACACTGCTAATACAAATAAGTTGATGCGAGATTTTTCGTGTAATTAATCTCTCTTTGACGTCGTGAGACGTTTTCTTTCGAGCATTGAAACATTGAATTTATAGATTTGCATGAATCCGGGCCGTAGTGATACGTTCCGGATTTTTTTTGTCTTGTACCGGTTCTTATTAATACCAATTGCATGACATGACGTGCCTTGATGGTGACATATATCACGATCCCAGGATTATTAATTTTTGAACTTTGTAACGCCCGCCATCAGGTGGGTTTATTATTAATTCAAAAATAAATAGACATGGGTACAAGTGGAGACAAAATCGTGCTGTTAGACGGCATGGGTTCCGGGAGCGGTAGCGCCGCTAACGGTTTATTATCTATGATTCCGGGTATGTTTACCAGCCTTTTGGGTGGAAATAAGATGGATCCGAATCTAGTCGCGGCGTTGATGAACGGCCGTAACAACCAAGACCAGTTCGGAGGAGCCAACGGCTGGTGGTTATGGATCATCGTCCTGTTCTGGTTGTGGGGCGGACGTGGCTTCGGAAATGGCTTTGGCAATGGCAATGAATGTTGCGCTAACGGTCTTCCGGCTCAATTGAACAACGACTATGGTCGTGAGTTACTGATGCAGGCTATCCAAGGTAACAGAAGCGCTATCGACCAGATCTCAAACGCCCTTAACTGTTCTACCTCTCAATTACAAAACGCTATCTGTAACGTACAAGGCGCTATTGATAAGGTGGCCGGTCAGGTAGGTATGACTTCTCAGGCCGTTATCAACGCCGTACAGCAACAAGGATGTGAGATCGGTAACCAAATCAGCTCTTGCTGCTGCAACTTACAAAGCGCTATGGCTAGTGGATTCAATAACATCCAACATTCGTTAGACACCGTAGGATGTAATATCCAGAACGCTATCACCCGTCAAGGGTACGAGAATCAGTTGGCTATTACCGGTCAAACTAATGTATTACAGAACAATTTGACGAACGGGTTCAATAATATCATCCAGTCAGCTAATTCCAACACCAATGTATTGGCGGCTAAGATTGACGCTCAGACCCAGATTATCAATGACAAGTTCTGTCAACTTGAGATGCGTGAGATGCAGAATACTATCCAACAGCTTCGTGAGGAGAAACAGGCTTTGGCTACTTCCGCCATCACCCAACAACAGACACAGAACATCGTTAGTCAGTTAGCTCCAAAGGCCCCGATTCCGGCTTACGTCGTACAGAACCCGGGTTGTTGCTATACTCCTACCGTAAGGGATGGTTTGGCGAGCGTGACATCCGTGACGAGTACGATGGTACGGAACCTTATATGCGTAGAGGTAGGAGAAGTCGTTACTACTGAGGAGCAGACGCTGATGACCCGGATTATAAGCGGTATATAGACACCCATGGATATCACTTTTCCAAGGAGTTGGCTAGGGATGCCGCCGATAAGATGCTTAACGCCGACGGATCCAAGAGAAGATGGACGATGGAGGATGCTAAGCAGATGTTCGATAAATGCGGGGCCAAGAAACCTGATAACGCCACTTGGGGAGATGTCCAATATCTGTTCGCTATGTTTTATAGCGACTACTTTCCTAAGGTACTGGATTGCGACCAGAAAATAGTCAAGGCTGTATTGGCTTATCTGGAAGACCCTGACGCTCCGGAAGGGACGGCGTTCGTAAGGTATCTGGCGGTGCGGTGCTTCGTCGGTGACACAATCAAATGGAGTGAGATGATATAAGACTGATACAACGTTGGAGAACCCTGTCGGCGATAGAATACCGATGGGGTTTCTTTTTGCCCGTAACTTTATTATGGCTACATTTGTTCGAGGTAGATCTTTTGTTCATAGGTAGGGCGGGCGGGAATGAAAAAAGGATATCCTCACGGACACCCTTCCCCTTGGTTGAAAATCACTTAAAACATTATGAGTTACTATTACACCGCAAATATAGATAAATAAACGTGAATAGCAATGGGTAAGGGGTATTATTGGATAGAACCTGTGGATCGGACGTTAAATGATTTTCAGTTTTATAAGGCACGTATCGTGGGTGATCCTGAATATGACGAAAAACATCATCGTGTTATATTGAGGACTGATAAGTACTTCCCTGTAGGGAGTATCTTCCATGTCTTGAAAGACTCGGAGATGTTCGTTATAGAGAGGAAATTCAAGACATGGGGGAATAAGTATGTCATTAAGCCTTGCGAGGGTGAATGGGAATGGGGGTCTGTCCAGAAGCTGAAAGACAAGGCTATTATATTCCGTAGCGGATTCCTGCATGGGGACGGTAGCTTCTAACACTACCCGTATCTCCCCCCCCCTCGATTTCTTGGTGCTTATATATATGGTTATATTTGGGCAAAAATAATTATGATATGGCAGATTTTCAAGGTAAATATAATGGCGAGCAGATAGAGCAGCTTTTGGATAAGGCTAATGATATTGATCTTTCCAAATACGCTCTTAAGACGGATAACGCCCCTACCGCCACAAAATTACAGGCAGCTAGGACCATAGCGCTGTCCGGTGCTGTTAGCGGTAGTGTCTCATCGGACTTTGGGAGTAATGTTACTATCTCCACGACATTGGCGAACTTTGACGCCTCTAAGATCACGTCCGGTACTATCGATATAGATAGGTTGCCTAAGGCGGCCTTAGAGAGAATGGTCGTGGTGGCTGACGATACGGCAAGGTTTAAGCTTACTACAGCCACGGCTCAGGTTGGGGACACGGTTAAGGTGACGGCCACGAATAAGATGTATCTGGTCAAGGATGATAGTAAGTTGAATACTGAGGCCGGTTACGAGCCTTATACGGCAAGTTCGGCGTCATCTGTGCCATGGTCTGGAGTGACCGGCAAACCTAGCACCTTCGCTCCACCTACGGCGGCGGCCTCCACCTTAGGTGGCGTAAAGGTAGGATACACGACTTCTGGCAAGAACTATAAGTTACAGGTTGACGCTTCTGGTAACGCTTTTGTTAATGTCCCATGGACAGATAATAATACGACCTATAATCAGGCCACGGCTGATACTTTAGGATTGGTTAAGATCGGTTATTCCTCTAGTGGGAAGAACTACGCCGTATCCTTGGACTCTAATGGGAAGATGTATGTGAATGTCCCTTGGACTGATAATAACACGACTTATGCTCAAGCCACGAGCGATAATCTAGGTCTTGTTAAGATTGGATACTCTGCCAATGGCAAGAACTATCCCGTTGCTCTTGACGGTAGTGGTAAGATGTACGTGAACGTCCCGTGGACGGATACCAACACCACATATTCCAATATGGGGGCGGCAACCTCCTCTACTGCGGGAAAGGCCGGTTTGGTTCCCGCCCCAGCCGCAGGTAAACAAGCCTCTTTTTTACGTGGTGATGGCACGTGGGTTGTCCCTACTAATACTACATACGCCAAGGCCAATACATCGACCCTTGGGCTGGTAATGATTGGATATGCGGAGAATGGCAAGAATTATCCGGTAGAACTGGACGGTAGCGGAAAGATGTATGTCAATGTGCCTTGGACAGACACTAATACGACGTATGGTGTTGTAGGAGCTAACGGGTCTACAGGTCTGGTAAAGAACGGGAGTACGGTAACCAGCGCTTCTGGCTATACCGCCTGTCCTATTGTCAGTGGTGTCCCTTATTATAAAGACACTAATACCACTTACGCCAATATGAAGGCAGCTACGGCTTCAGCGGCTGGTGCTGCGGGATTGGTCCCGGCTCCCGCAGCGGGGAAACAGACGTCTTTTCTTCGTGGCGATGGAACATGGGTCGTGCCTACCAATACCACGTACGGGTTGGCCTCTACTACAGCTAACGGCTTGTTGAGACAGCTTAATGGTAGTACCTCTAATTTTATGCGTGGAGATGGTACATGGGCTACCCCTCCTAACACGACATATGCCGTGGCCAACGAATCCACTAATGGATTGATGGCGGCCGCCGATAAGAAGACCGTGAATAGGCTTATAGGAGTTAATACGGTCACGACATTAGCCAACCTGCCTATTAGCAAGAGAAGTATCACGGCTACGTTATCAGCCGCTACCACCCTATCCGTGCAGTCAGGCATGCAGATAGGAGAGGAGCTGATGATCAGATGCGTCCCGTCGGCAGTGTTTGCACAGGCTATACCAAACTCTGGAGCTTATGTAAGCATGAGTGGTACTTCTATAACCACTACGGCTAACAAGCCTTTCGAGATAAATATCTGGTGTTACGCTTCAGATAAGTATAGCATCGCCGTTAAAGAACAAGATTAAAGAATAGATTATGGCATATACATATATAAACAGGGAAATATATCCCAATATGTTGGTTTTAGACGAACCTCTTGATGATAATTACGCTAAGGGTAATAGCTATGATGATTATATTAATGGCAATCCGATTCCATGGATAGAGCTGGGAGAGGAGCAATTGGCGTTCAAGGAAGCTAATCCTAAAGCCACGGTTAAGGAGATCATTGAAGCTAGGCTAGATGAGTCGAGGATTCTTAACGAGGAGAAATCGGCTAAATATGAGGAGCTGAGATCTTATGAGACTGAAAATCTCCATGAGTTTTTCTTGGATGATCAAGATATTTATATTCCTGAATATGACAGACGTAGCGCTTTGGCTGATGGGGCTATAGTCGGTAAGATAACGATTATGGGTCTGGAGTTCGATATGACGGAAGGCAAGATCTTGATCGGGATGATGGATAAGTACGATAACGATCTGACAACGGCGTTAGGGGACAAGCAAAAGCAGATCAGTATAGCCACTACCGTAGAACAGGTGAGAGCTGTCGATGTTCAGTCCGGCTATCCTGATAAGGTAAGTGTTACCACGGCGTACATCCAGCAACAGGCGAAGGAGAAGGACGCTTCTGATCCCCAGAAAGTAGCTGCCAAATTCTCTAGGATGGTAGTTAATAATAAGGCCATATCTTTATCTTCTAACGAGAAATTGGATATTAAGGTCCTATTCCCTATATGGGGACAAGAAGGGGCGGAGTTCGGGTTGTCGGTGGATGCCGGATTCTGCCTCAGGGTGGTTAAGGACGATACGGATATCCTCTATGAGGTTATTCAGTCACATACGTTGTCAGCGGAATGGGAACCCGGACTAAATACGGCTTCCTTATACAAGGTCATTGATAAGGAGCATGCCGGGACCATAGGGGATCCTATCCCGTATTTCCCTCCAATGGAGATATTCAAGGATAAATATTACATCCAGAACGCTGATGTGTATAAGTGTACTAGGGATAGCGGAACTCCTCTCAGCCATAATCTACAGGATTTAATAGGTCTGTACGTGGAGCGGGTGTAGCCGTAGTGCGATCTACCCCCCCCCATATTTTGTGGCTAACATTATATAAGTTATTTTTGGCATAATAAAAGGACATTTTTTAAAATTATTTGAATATGGCATCACAAAAATTTGGTTTTGTAACAGTCGATCCGGTATCAGGATCAGGTGATCAGGCGGTATCTATATCAGGAGATAAATATACAGGTCGTCTTGAGCGTACAGCTAATCTTATTGTCGTTACTAACGGTGGCGTTCAAAAAGCGTTGGTAGTTAATCAGGCCGCCGCCGCTGAGTCCGTGACTTCGAATAGTCCTACGGCCACTGTCGCTAAAACCGGTGGTAATGTAACTATCACAGGTAAGTCTAATAGTACTAAGCTTACTTTCGCTGTTACTCCGGCGAAGGAGAATGGTCTGACTTTACAGCTCCCCGAGAATTATACGGCGGCTGGTAAGCGGACAGCTAACGGCGCTATTATCGCTAACGATCCTGGTGCTACCGGAGAGTTTGTTTGGAGTATTACTATCTCCAATGTTCCTGCCAATGTCTCTATCGAGGAGTTGGTGGCTATGCTAAGCGTAACGGCTGCCGGTGGACAAAAGGCGCAAGTTACCATCACTCAAGCCGCTGGTGACTCTACTCTTGAGATTGATAAGGAAACTATCAATTTGAATGTTAACGGTTCCGCTCAGACAGTTAACGTAACATCTAACGATGAGTGGACATGGAAAAATGCTGCCTCTAGAACCGTGATGAGGATGTTAGGAAGATTATAATCGATTTTCATTGTTTATTCAAACCCCGATCGACTTAAGCTGATTGGGGTTTGTTTGTTTTAGTATATTTGTAAGAAAAAAGATTATGGCTAATATAGATGATTATTTAGTGGCTTCTTATAGATGTAATGGTAAGGGCAACAGTGACGCAGATAGAGACGTGTTAAAGGACTTGTCTGGAAACGGTCACGATATTGTGTTGAAGAATTTTGGGTTTACGCTTGGTTCTGGATACGAAGGTGGCGCTCTTGTATTTGATGGTATTGATGATTATGGTATATGCGAGAATTTCCCGGCCATCAATGATTTTACGTTTGTATATAAAAGAATTAATTTGAATCCTTCTAAATCCACTAATTGCTTTTTATCTAAAAGTGTATCAACGAATCAGGCTCAGCAATTTTGTAGTGAATTAGCGTATTCCAAAAATGTATATGTACGTCTTGGTAGTAAGGATATTGCTGTAAAAGATATATATAACCCTGAATTATCGATCGTTTATGTAACTAAGGAGTCTTACAATGGAGAGATGGATCTTGTATCTTCAAATTATACATCAACCGTGGATAATTTATATATAGGCACTTTCTCTAGGGGTGTTCAAGCTTATGTTATGATAGGACATTAAGCGATGAGTATTTACAAAAAGCATTAAATAGGATGAATGATATAGATATTAATTGGAAAGACGGGGTAGGCGAGGTGACGGACCAGCCTCTGACCATCAGCCCGGGGTCCGGGACCGGCAACGCCGCTGTTTCTTTTGACTCGGTGATGAACAAAGGTCTTGACCGTACCCTTGAGTTGGAGATAACAACTCCAAAAGGTGTTAAGAAGACGCTTACGGTGAATCAGGAGGGATGTAGGCAGGCTTATATCACAAGCGACGGTAAACGGTGGCTGACTAGCGACAATCGGGTGTATGGGGTGTTGAAGAGTGACGCTCCATGTCAGTGTAATTATACTTGCCCTGGTGTTTTTTACGTCCGCCCTGATGGAAGCATAACGGACGCACCTTCCAATGATTGTATAGGTGTTGCCCTTAACGCTCAAGGTAAGAGATTTATGATTGAGAAATATGAGGATCTTAATGAAAGCTACGTAACAGCCGGGTCCGGGAAGGACAGCACTTACGCTTTTTATTGGGGTGGAAATGGTACGGATCAGACTGGCATTGCAAATTATAACAAAGCATATGGAGGTGATGTTCACGGTTACCTAAAACAGGAGTCGGGTTCATACAATGGTACTCCTGATTTTCCGCAAGCTGTTACTGCATGGACAAACGGGGCTTTATCTGATTGGAAGGGGAAAGCGAACTCCAATGTATTAAAAGGGGTGACTACCGGTGGTGGGTCTTATACTTCCTATGCGACAATTGGCCATGTACTTAATACGTTCTTGGCTAGTGCTGACGCTAAAGGATATGATGATTGGTATATCCCGTCATGTGGTGAGCTTTCATTGATATATATGAACTTGACGAGTGTCAATAACGCATTATCGGCTATTGGTGGACAACAATTCAATACTTCCACCATATATTGGTCTAGTTCTGAAGTTGATGCCAAAAAAGCATGGTACGTGAACTTTATCAATGGGCACGTAGACTCAGGCTATGGCGTCATAGGCAACATTAGGGGCGATCACTATCGTGTGCGGTTCGTCCGGGACATTTTACCATAAAATGGCTTTGTTTTTACAAAATTTGTAATTACATTTGTGGCGCATGTCCATCACCATGCTTTTCATCGCTAATTTATTATAAAGGGATACAGGTCTGTGATGGGATCGGTATCCCTCTATTTTTTAATATGGAGAAGATATATGTAAGTTATGTTTCAGTTCATACGATTTACATGATGTGGCTGATACCAAGGTTATGAGTGAGTTCCTGCACCGTGATGGTGATCGTTATTGGGTTACGGTAGATGGCGTAAGGCAGTTGTATCGTAGGATTGAGTGCAAGATGTGTTTTGAGGTTATAGAAAAATTAAAAAAATTATGAGAGAGCAGGAATTTGATTTCGTGGTATATCCATTAAAGTTGATTATCACGGTAGGATTGGATTACGAGACGTTATGTAACCGTTTCGAGAATATGGAGCCGGATCATAAGGGAGAATGGGGTGATAAGGATGATATGGATAAGGAAGCGTCTTTCGTGAATCTGGTAAGGGATAGGGACGATGATGGTAAATTCGCCATACTTTGGAATTTTTCAAGCGACGATGATATAATGATGAGAAATATATGTCATGAGTCGTTCCATATAGCCATGAGCGTGTGCCAGTTCTGTAATATGTCGCTTGGATTTAAGGTTGGAGAGGATGAGCATGCGGCGTATATAGCCGGCTTTGCTGGTGATTGCGTTAGTAAGTTCATCAATAGCAAGAATACGGATTAAGTCGTAAATTATATAAGGAATATAAGAATATCAGCCTCCGCTTATTTGTGGGGGCTTTTTGTTTATCTTTGTCAAAAACATGAAGTTATGTCAAGTTGCGTAATTAAAAGAAATAGTAAGGGTAAGATAATCCGTGTCTTGACTCCTTCCGGAGAGGTATCTACCTTGTTCGATAAGATAGCGGGTATAGCCGCCGTAAGTGACCTTAATAAGGCCGCTGAAGCTTATATGACTATTTATAACGATAAGTTCAGGTCTAAGTTCGGAGACTGGACGAGATCCGTTCCAAGGAATAAGGAGGCGGCCAGATCCATAAGCGCCAGACTTAGCGCCAGCGAGTGGGGGCAACTTATGTCAGCCAAGGTCCTGTCCGCCATAAGCGACATGGATGCCCCAGCGTTGGCCAGAAGCCTTGGGAATAGCGACAATGTCGTGGCTTATCTTACCTCCGGAGAGGTAGGTGATGTCAATGATATGGCTGTGGTAGATACATCCACGGTACAGGAGGTGGATCTGGATTCCATAAACGAGAATAATGTTGGCGATACGATACTGAAAGAGGCGTCATGGGATGATATAAGGGCTATCAGGGAGAATATAGATATTAGGGAGACAGCCCGTATGTTATGGAAGGCCGTGGAAAGCGCTTTTACCGGTCAACGACCTAATATCAGGGTGAAGGGCGGAAATATAGATGGGGAGATCATATTTTCTGGTAATGTCTTGCCGTTAAATGATATTGAAGATTATACGCCCCCATCTTCAAGATTGGTATATGATTCCGGTGAGCCTCGCCTGTTCTTTAGATCGGATGACGGCAAGATACACGACTCTTACGCCAACGCCATAAAAGGATCGTCCGGTGGGCGGGTCGAGGCCGGGTTCTTGGCCGGCAGTGTCGAGGAGAGCGACGTCCCGTCCGGCACGGCTGACATCTCCTTTGGCTCTTCCTCCATAACCCTCAATAACAGTGAGTCATTTATCCCGGTCCTTGGTATTAGCTCAAACTCAGATATAAGTACTCGTGGAGGGTTTATTAATTACCTTATCAAGAAAGGTATGTTGAGTGGGGAACGTATAAGACTAGGGGATAGATATTATCTTACTGGAGCCGGCAATTCTGATGGTCTTAAGATCTATAACGCTATGAATGCCTTATCCAGCCTCAGGAATAGGTTTGGAAGTCAATCCTCTGAGATGAACGTATTGGGTTCTATAGGTTTTGATACGGAGGTAAGTAATGATCTTGATCTTATCACTACGTCCGGGGAGAAGGTTACGGTAAGCAGACCGGAGATCAAGGGTATGTTAAGGCAAGGTAAGTTCGAGGAGCTTAATAATAAGTATGATGGATTCATGGAGCTAGCCTTGTCGTTGATGATGGAGGATAACGCTTTGTACGGGAGTAACGTCCGTGGGGTTATCGAGAATGAGAAGGCGGAAGATCTCCAGAATAGGACTGATATCACCAATATCTTATCCACGTTAGGCATCCGTGTGATGGGTATGTCTGAGTATATGGATAAGTATAAGATGCGTAATGGCGTGGATCCTTCGGCTAGGGCCTTGTCTGACATGGCTAATGGGGTTATCGCTTTGGCTGAGGGGGCTACGGTAGAGGATCTCAATGAGGAGGTGGCTCATTTCTTGATCGATACTTATCGTAACCAGCAGGAGATTGATGAGGTGCTGGATTCTGTTGTTGGTACGTCGTTATGGAATCAGTTCGCTGGTCGTTACTATGAGGTGTATGGAAAGGAATACCAAGGAGAGGAGTTGGATCGGATGGTGAAGCGGGAGATCCTAGGCAAGACGTTGGCCCAGCGGTTCGTGCCGGGCATGGAACAGGCGGTAGAGGATCTGGCCTCGTCTGAGGACGCCCAGCTCTCCTTGTTTGGCAGGATGGTACGAGCTATACGTAATTTCTTCTCCAGCCAAAGATCGGATTTAAATAAGGTACTTGATAGGATAAAGGAGTCGGCGTTAGCTGATGATCCAAGCGCCTTTGACGTGCTTCTGCTAAAGGATAGCAATCATCTCATGTATTCGTTATCGGACGTTGACGTGGCTAATAAGTTGATCAAGAACGGTAGGTCATTGGAAAGGCTATACACTAGATTGCAGAGGATGAGGTCAAGCCAAAGCCAGAGGATCGGTGAGAGTATCTCCCTTCTTCGTGATATAGGCGAGAAGGTGAGACAAGTCGGTGGTGAGCTTAATAAAAACAACAACCTGCTATCCACCAAGAGTGTCATAGCGACCGCCAAGGCTGAGGTGGAGTATTTGGTCACTGTTGCCAGTAGCTTGCGTAAGAGCGACAAGGGACTTGATTATGAGACGATACAGGTTATCGATAACGTGTACGGGGAGATAGTGCCTTTGATCAGGAATCTTCGTGGATTCGTCAATAATCAGGCGGCGGATTATTATGGCGTCAATAAGGTTGGTATGGTAGAGGATATGGATGATATATTACGTATGGCTGAGACATCCATGTCCGATATAAACGCCCTTCGAAGTGATCGTAATGAGGACTGGCTGGATGGACAGCTTCGGATGTTTAATATCCCGGAAAGATATTGGAATGGGATAAAGAAGTTGATAAATAACATCCATAAGGATATCAATGTCATGTCCCGATTCTTTGGCACACTGGAGCATAGTGGTAACGCTATCTTAGGCATGTTAGGGCAACGTCTTGCCAAGGCTTATAACGACGCTCATGTTGAGGGTGTGGCTAATATCAATAAGATGACTAAGATGATGAAAGAGCGTGGATGGGGGATAAAGGATAATGAGGATCTTATACAGAAGATAAACGGTAAGAACTCTGATTACCTTGACTCGTCCCGTGATTTCGCCAAATACGATTTACTGTATCGGACAGAGCAGGCGAAAGCTATTATTGATATATATGATCTTAAAAAGGTTACGGGTAAGACCGAGAAGCAACTTATCGACATGCTTTTATCTGATAAGGGGCTTAAGGTCAAGACTCGTGATGATATCGTAGGGTATGATGGGGATAAGCCTATTACAAAGGAGATCAATCATATATTCAAGCCAAGTATCCAGAATTTTGATATCTCGGCCATGACATTCGAGGACCAGCAACGATATCTGGATACGATAAATAGGTGGCTGGATGAGAATCGTGAGAAGCCCATGGTTCAAGCGTATTATGATAAGATAGAGAATGTCAATAAGAAGGTCGAGGAGAGGCTAGGACGTAGGGTATCACAAGCCACGTCCGATTTCATGTCCCGTATTCGCAGAAGCAGATATGTGGCTATGGATAAATTCGTGAAAGACGGGAAAGTGGATTGGTCGGCATTCCAATCCGATCCTATAGCATGGAGATCTTATTTGGATATCTTACGCGATAGAGCCATAGCTAAGAGCGAGTGGTATTCTGACGGGACGCCAAAGGAAGAGGGGTCCGAGGCGTTGATGATGTCCGAGGAGATCAAGGCATGGGACGAGGCATGGGCAGAGGAGTTCGGGAATACCAACGAGGGTCGTAAGGCTTCAGCCGAGTTTAAGGAGATACTGCGTGGGATAGAGCGGTCTGAGGGCGGTAAGGCGGCGTTCGAGTTCCTGCTAGCCGGTGGTCATCTTGGCTTCTCCAAAGATATGTGGGGATCCGAGGAGGGTGATTATTACGAGAATCTGGTTGATAAGATCACGGAGCGATCTGGGTCATCGTCAAGGATAGAGGAGGCAGAGGAGGCGATGGCAACAATAAATGAGATCAACGATCAGTTAAGACCTTTGCTTATTCAGTACCGGGACAGCACCAGATATGGCGAGTATGATTTCGATCGTCTTCGTGGATCATCGTCATTAAGGAAGATAAACGAGCTATACGATCGTCTGGCCGAAGCCAAGAGTGTTATTAACGCCGCCGCTTCCGCTGAGGCTATTGAGATGGATATGCCTGATACGGTGGAGAGTGGAGTCACGGATTCTTACCGTAACGCTTTAAGGGATGCCATGGCATACGACAAGGGTATGGATGAGATTAAATTCGCCAAGGAACATATGTCTGCCCGCTCCCGGAGTCAGGTGGATAGGATGGCCGCTAAGCTATCTAGGAAGAACCCGTCATGGACGACCGTGGAGGTATCGTTTTTGAGAAGGAAATACGGTTCTGACTTCAATAATAAGCTAGCTAACGACATAGCGATGGGTAAGACTGATGAAATCCTTGTCGAGTACGCCAGAACCCGACTGTATCCTTATATGAGAAAATACTCTCCCAAAGGGTATTCTGATTTCATCAGTAAGATAAATAACGGTACGTATAAGGTATCCGAGTTCTTTGATGCCATAGAAAATGGTATATCCAAGGAAGAGAGCGTATCCCGTTTCGGGTTCGATATTAATATGATCGACCTGACGATCAACAACCAGTGGCTTGATGAGGCCGACGCCGAGAGTTCTTTCCGCAACCCTAACTATAATCCTGATCTGGGTTACGGGTATCATACGCCTAGGTTCGATAAGTACAAGAACGAGGCTTTCTTCAAGAAATACGGTATTACCAACGAAGGGGAGGAGGCTACGATCAATAAGGATAAGTGGGAGATGAGGAAGGAATTGCTTAACATAAGCCGTAAGGCTATGGAGGACTATGATGAGCGGTTCAGGAATATCTACCAGATACCACAAATATCCAAGGGCGGCGTGGAGAGGATGGTGCAGGCCGGGGTTGACCCGAAGGCGGCTATCGGCAATGCCGTACGTGATATTGTTGGCGAGAGGGTGGATGATCCTATACACGGTCAAGGACAAGACCTAGGAGGGCTTGACGAGAACGATAACAAATATCGTATGATCCCCAAATACTATCTCAGTAAGTTGGAGAACGCCAACGACGTGTCCCATGACTTCGCCTACTCCTATTCCATGTTATCCTTACAGGCTACCGCTTACAAGTATAAGAGGGCGGCCTTGGATGATGTCATGGGATATAGGAATATGATGCTTGAGACACAATACGACGGAGGCAGGAACCCGGAGGCCACTCACGCCTATAGGATGTTTCAGGACTGGGTTAACGCCAGTATCTATGACGTTAGGATAAACAATAAGCGGACTGAATGGAATATAGGCAATTATAAGGTCGATCTTAATAAGCTGGCTCTTATGTTTACCAAATTCGTATCCAAATCCAACCTAGGCTTCTCCCCGTTCGTCGCGGCTACCGGTGCCCTTACCGGGCAGGCCAACTTCCTTTTGGAGGGTATGGTGGGGCAGTATATAAGCAAGGATTCCATGAAATACGCTTATGGAGAAGCCCAGAAGCAGTTAAGCACGTACGTGTCTGAGATCGGGGACATAAATCGTACCAATAAGTTATATGTTGTCGGTGAGGCCCTAGGTGTGTTTAATGTCCGCAACCGTGTACGATCGGCGGCATATAACAAGATCTGGAGAACCTTATTCCGGAATCTGCCATTTAAGATGATGGAGGTTTTGAACTCTCCTTTGGACCCGCAGGTTATTATCTCGGTAATGGATGACACTCGCCTGTATGAGGGTCAGTTCTGGTCATATTCTAATTTCAAGGAGATGATGATGAAGGACAGGAATATGTCCGCTAATGAGGCTAAACGTAATTGGGAGCGTTTAAGGGATTATTCCATATGGAACTTAGTAAATGTCAAGGACGGGAAGATCGTGGCTAAAAACGAGGCTAATAAGGATATTATAGACCGATACATACCTACATTGTCCAGCAGGGTCAGGAGTATGGTGCAGATATGCGACGGCGCCCTTAACGAACAGAACCGGGTGGGGGCTAGCCGGAACGCTATCCTTAACATGGTGCTCCCTCATCGTGGATGGTTTATACTTGCCATTCAACGGGCATACAAAAAAGCCGGGTTTAACTTCCAGACCAACCAGTTCGAGGAGGGATATATGAGAACGTTATGGAGATTCGCCGGAGATATCTATAATATGATGTCAGAAGGCAGGATGAAGGAAATACATGACGTGCTGAAAGAATATCATAGTCTTAATCCTTATGAGCAGACCAATATCAAGCGATCGCTTATCAATATGGCGGTATTCGCTACGATGATAGCCATAGGAAGGGCTTTGATGGGATATAGGGAGGATAATGAGGATAGCTGGTTCGGGCAGTTCATTACCTATATCGGGTTCAGGACGATCAATGAGATCGCTTCCCAGACATCCCCGTTCATGGAGCTTAACGCCATAGATATGCTGCAAGATCCGCTGGTTACGGCCCGGAAGTTAGGCGATCTCACCGATCCCCGGAACTGGGACCCGTTCGCTACTGTCCAGACCGGTGTGTACAAGGGCGAGAGTAAGTTGTGGAGACAGCTCATGAAGTTCTCGTTTGGTAAGCAATGGTATAATATCAAGACGGCTAGGGATATTAAGCAGACATCCGACTACTGGTTGATGACCAACGGCATGACGATGGGATTCTTTCTAGGTGGTAGGAATAAGGATGAGTCCGGAGAGGACGCTAATTGGTATTTTGACAGGGGAAGATAACTGATATGGTATGACAAAAAAAATAGCCGGTCAATTGTTTAAGACAATTTGATTGGCTATTTTTGTATTCCCATCTATCCATCCCGGACGGATGGGAATAGGTAATTATTTTATGAATACAAATGTAAGCATTATGGCAATCAGGAAAATCGACATGATCCGGGTCACGTATTAAACAGCTTCCCTCGTTATAAAAACAGCATCCTGTACAATGATCTTCTTTTATCTCCGGGACAGCCACGTATGTCATTCCTTTGTATATTCTAACTTCTCCTTTTCTTACCTTATTTATCTTATTCATCTTATCAGATTTTTATATCCTACACGTTTTAATTCCTCTTCAGTAGCTTTCTTCTTCGGGAACTTCCCGTGCCATTTACCGGGCACCACGACATCACGTCCGTCTGGGCTGGTAGCCAGCCTCCCGCATTCGCTGCACAGCCCCATGCCCTTGTACGGCTGTAGTTCCTTGGCATAGTCGAATTTGTCCACCATATACTCGTTTGTCAACATCCAGTAACTAGACGTAGCGGTATTATCAACGCAACCGCATTTAGCGCATACAAATAAGCTCATAGTAAATTATTTAATATCATTATCCTTCTTATCATCGTCAATCCTCTCCACCTTAATCGTCCCCATATCACCTGAAGGTAACGTGATATCACTATACACATTATTCCAGTCCTCGTCAATGGCCAACTGATGTAATATCGACCTATATATTTGGTAGGTGTTGCCGATAAGTCTCTTCCTATTTATCTTATCCTTACTGCCTCCATCGTACCCTATATGCTCAAAATCCTCAAGATCTGGGAACAACCTTCTTCTTATCGCTCGTGAGTTATTGACTATAAAGCTTCTTATCCCCAGCGATTCCGTCCTATCCATATCATCTATCAACGTATCTGTTGTATGCTGTAGATCCATGTCACCCGCCGCAAATCTACTGATGTCTTCCACGCATTGTGAGATCAACATCAGTTGCTCCCTTGTTAAGGTTATTTTGTAAAGTTGTTTATTGTTTATAACCATCTATTTGTTCTTTATATTAATTACTTCCATATTGATGCTCTTATCCCAGCATTCTATATAACGATTTGATTGACATTCATGCCCGTCATAAAAGAAGCACTCTTTGCATGGTTCTTCTTTATTGAAACTCGCTGATGCTATCAATACGGTATCATTATCATATATTACATCACCTATTCTCATATTTCATGTTATTAATTTTCTCGATAAAACTACTCATGTAATCACAATCCATATCACAATACTTTAGATGCTTACACATCTTATCTCCGTCCCTTGACAAGAACGGGCATGTATCCCTATGGGAGATTATGACCAAGTCAATTATCTTATCAACGCGCATATCAATATCACTAAGCTATAGATCATCCATGCTATCAACACCCACATCATTATACTCAAATATGTTTGTATGTTCCTTGGGATTTGATATATTTCCCTGAACGTCAGCATCATAAATATGAAAGTCTTTAGGTTCATAACTTGCTATATTTTTCTATATAGTTAACTATCAAATCTTTAACTCCTTTTGGTACATCTACCAGTTTGAGATTACCCTGGAATATGTCCTTGCCGTACTCATCCATAATCTCTCCGAATGAAGGATTCATGACTCTTGTTGACATAGATATCGGTTGATCAGTGTCAAATTTGATAACGATCTTCTTTCCGCCGTTTATCGCCTTTTTAAAAGCCACGTAAAGCTTTCGACCTTTTATTATATCACAATTCCCTTTCATGATATTAGACATATGTATGACATATTCTTTCTTCGCATCTCCGGGGTTGTCCATAAGCTTAAGATCTCCTCCCGTATCTCTCCATTTCCTGAAGCACGAGAAACATAAACTATGATTTGCCTTGGCGTGTCTAGGTATCATCCTGCTGCTGCCGGCTGGGATCGTATCGCCACAGCAGATACACGTCCTATCCTTGTTGGTGCGCATCGGCACATAGCTCTTTATCGGGTATTCTTTTCTTTTATACATCTTCTTCTGTTTTCAAAATTATCATCACCATACTCATAATTAGGACAAGCTTTGTTGCTTGGACGCCTTACGTATGTTGTTTGTTTCCTATTATGTTTCCTGTTAGGGTTTATATAATGGTCACACACCTGCCAAATAGAACAACATACCTTGCTATATCTTTTCGCCCATTCATTATCATGCAGATGTACGCATGTGCCGCAAGTCGGATTCTTAAGCTTATCCCTGTTGTTATCTATAATATCTTTAATCTTATCGAGAATAACATACATATTCTCAATATCCATATCATTAAATTCATTTGGTACCGGAAGATACATTATCGAGCTTATATCTATGTCCATTTCCTTGGATTTATTGTAAGCCGATTTGTATTTCCTTATCATCAAATCTTTTAACTGATTTACCTTCTTCTCATATGTTCCCATATCCTACTCAGTTTTCCATCCCTGTTCCCTTAATAAATTCACCATCATCTCCTTTATCTTAGGGCTAATGGCTTCGGTAAGTATATCAGCGGCCAAGTTAATAGAGAAGCTGGTCATCCTAGACTCCCCTATATATTTCTCGCTGGTAACTTCTTTCACATAATCGTGAATATCCTTAATCATCTCATTTTGAGATCTTAGGAGATCCAGTATCTCATCAAGTTTATCATTCATCTTTTTTCTCAAATACACCTGACAATAACCAGACAATCACTATCAGAAAGAAACACAACCCAAGCGCCTCATCCGGGTAATCATGCATAGCCTCTAAAATTCCCCTCATAACTTAACATCCATTTTGTTGATTATCTTATAAAATATATCCCTAGTCAGCTCAATGTCATAGGTGGCGTCATGGAGTTTATTCTCATCAATCTCAATACCCATAGTCTTAGCCACGGTCATCAACTTAAAGTTCTCCATATCGTTTCTTACACCCATCAGGAATGGTGTCACCATAACATATACATCCATACAGTTGGGATAGAACCATGATCCGAAATACTTATCCCCACATTGCTGGAATAAAGCCCGTAGGAAGCTGTTATCGAATCCGGCGTTGTTATACCCCACTAAATACATTTTATCCCTCTTGTCGAACTTATTCACGTATTTGGATAATATACCAACTAACTGCCTATACCCTTCTTCCATAGGCTGATACGACTGCACTTGCTCCAAGGTAACGCCAGCCACGTCCAGCGCCTCCTGCTCTATCGTGGCGGCAGGGTTCGGGGCTAGGCGGATGTCGAACCTCTCAGCCTCCTGCCCGTCGATATCCACGATCCCTCCTATTTGGTGTATCCCGTTTCTCCAGAACTTAACCCCGGTTGTCTCTAAATCGAAAAATAGTAATTTACTGGTCATATTTTGTATATCTTTTAAATTATCCATGATTTGAACAATTAAACGCCAACCATCCACCTGCAAATCCCATTGCGAAAATATATAAGATTATAGATGTGAATAATATCCAATCTTTTGCGCTTAGCTCATTATTATCTCTCTTTATTTTCTCAAGATAATCATATATAGCTGTATAAACAGCATGGTGAATATTCTCGTCTCTAGCCCTTACGATATTATCATATTCATTATATCCTAGATTATAGGTGGCGCTTTCGATCCTCATATTCCCCGTAACCTTTTTATTTACATCGAAATCGAAATTAACCACTATATCGGTGGTTAGAGCGCTGGCGATTTTGCTTTTTATCTCATCATTACTGAGATTAGCATCGTGCACTAATCGCTCATAATCTTTATCGTCAAGAACTATCTGTTTTTTAATGTTCATATCCCTAATATTTCTGCTACATAAACAAAACCATAACATACATAACTATCAGCGTCATGCTCACCATAATCCACATGCCATACAACAGCGCACGGGAAATATAACGGCATATCCTCAGCCATAGGATCCTCTTTGAGGTCATCAATGTTTATCTTCTCCCTCCACCTCCACAGGTCTTGGATATCGTTCAAAATTAATTTCTCCATAACTATGACGGATATTAGATGTTAGTAATTCTATAGCCAAGCTGATCATAGCTCCCGCTTCCGTAAGTTTATTCATTTGGGCGTACACCCTGTGCTCTGCGCTACGATAAGTCTCTCTGCTGCTTATGGTATCCAGTAAATCATCTATAGCGTTTCTAAGAAGATCGGTCATCCCATACCCTCCTATGCCCTTGAAATAATAAATATCACGACCAGCGTAAAACATGTCCTGATATCTTTTAGCTACATACTCTATCCCGGATAGATGGTATTTCTCGTTGTCTATCTCCACCTCTCCTTCTTCTATAGCTCTCAACAACTTCCAATCTATCTTTACATCAGTTTGACGATTTTTTACCTTTACATAGGCATATCCGCCATAATGAGAACCCAATGTCCTCATCGTAAGTTCATTGACTTTTTGTTTGTTTTCATCCATAATAATCTGGTTTTTAATGTTGATACAAAAGTAAGATTTAAACAAAAATAAAAGCATGAATAATATAAAAATAATATTAATCATGCTTAAATGAAAATATATTCCTTCTGGTTATCACGGATATACGTATTCGTACTCATCTGGAGGGGATGTCTTGTATTCAACATCGCACTCCATATTGGTGTAATAGTTATCCCCCTTTCTGTATACTAACGCTACCTTGCAGTCGTATTCCAAACTGTATCCTATAAGAGGGACATTAGCCATAGGCGGATTATCCTCTGTTTTGTATCTTATTCTTGTTACTTGTTTCATATTTTCATGGATATAAATATTCATATTCTTCCGGTGGATATGTTTCAAATTCAGCATCATACTTCATGCAGGTGTAGTACTTATCCCCTCTCTTGTACATTACTTCCCACGGACAGCTATATTTTTTGTTGTATCCTAAAAGAGGAACCCCTTCTATAGGAGGCTTATCTTTCGTTTTGTACCTTAATTTTGTTATTTGCTTTATGCTCATATAATCTTATGTTTAAGTAATTCCATCATCATCGAAAACAATGTGTCTACAAGAAGTTTCTCGCTACTCCAATATATAGGAATCTCATCTATATCTCTATACGTTACAGACCATGCATGTTTTAGCTTATAACATTCTAATGTACTACCCTCTATCTCATATGGAAGCAAATTCATTAACGTACCTACATCCCAAACAGGGGTGGATATATCCGGGGTAACGGCCTCGATCAGTCCTATACGACCAGCGTCATCCTCCATAGAATGCAATGAGTCAAGGTACTTGTCTCTGAATCCGATGGCGGTGGAGATAGGGAGGCCGGCCTCGACCAGCACCCTCCCCTGTTCTTCTGTGGTGAATATCCTTTCCTTCATAATTTCATTTTCCTTTCTACTGTAACTATCGTATCATTATGCCATCCCCCATGAGCCACTAGAAGAATCTCCTGCTGCTCGAAACCAAGCCCTGCCCCTATACCGCCGGAGTTCCACGCGCAGGTAATGACCACCCCGCCTTTCTTGGTGATCCTAGCTATCTCCTTCTTCTGCCTAGCCCAGTAGCTGGATTGCGTTGTTTGCATATCAACAGTACCTCCAAGTCTTTTATACGACTCAGATACCTGTCTCGCAGAATATGGTGGATCATATAATACCATATCAGCTATATTATCATCAAGATGACACAAGAAGTCCGTGGCGTCTTTATGATACATAGCCTTAGTCTCAGGATCAAGATCGTTGGTTATCGTCCCTATATCGCTGTTTCTGGCGAATGGATCTACTATAACCATTCCGTCTTTTTTATATCTATCTATAAGTTCTCTTATCGGTTTTATGCTGAATGTCTCTTTATTCGGCATCGACCATGTCTTGTTTATAATCATATCGCTGTAATTGTGTTTTAAATATGAGTTTCATGGTACTTCTAGGTATAGGATCACATATATCTTCCCACCAATTCTTGTGCCCTTTCGGTGGATGTATATCCTTTTTCCATGAAGATCCCTTAACTGCCTTGATTCTTCCGTATGGTCTCATTTTGCTCGTGTTTACCTTCACATGTCACATTATATCCGTTTCTAATGACCCGAACATAAGCTCATCAGTAATTTTGCGAAATTCCTTTACAATATCATTTATCTGCTTACGTTCGATGCTTCTTAGCAAATGGGCTATCACATCCACTGTCCATCCGTTACCCGCTAAAGACATGGCCGTATTTGGGGCTATCCCGTCAAGGTAATCATCCGGCAATGTCTGTAGCCTACACATCTCCACCGGGGTCAGGTATCTGAATTTGTCTTTCATGTCAAAGGCATTAGGATATCTTCCGGGAGGCAACGATGATATCACGTTATCTTTCATGACTGTTGTCAGGCAATTACTTTTCTTAATAGAAACAGTATTTTTATCCCTTCTTACCTCCAAACATTGCGTTATTTTCACGTTCTTGTCATAATCCTTTCGATTCCCGTCCTCTCCTATCCTTCTACCGACAATGACTCCTATATATCTTCCTCTTATGGCTTCCGGATTCCAGTCCTTGTCATGCTCTAAAATATCATCCAATGATATATGCTTGTCTTTCGGCATTTCTACCGGCCAATTACACCAATAAAGACGATGCCGGGTCTGTGCCGAGACCAAGGCGCTGTCGATCTCCACCGGCTCTACGCCCAGCTCCTCTGTTATCACCCGGCGGTGCTCGTCCCGCATCCGGACGTTCTCGCCCAAGAACAGGATCTTACCTTTGGTCTCCTTCTTTAAATGCCTTACGATGTCCGAGAAGCAGAAGAAAAGCCTTCCCCTTGCGTCCATAAATCCCTTGCCTTTACCTGAGCTAGAGAAGCTCTGGCAACAAAATCCTCCCATGACCAGATCTATGTCTTTCCAAGGGATATCCCATGTTCTCCAGTTATTGACATCTCCTAACCGGATAATATCAGGGAAATGCTTCTGGCTCACCTTTATGCATGTCTTGTCTATCTCCGAGGCGTAATAAGTATCTATAGGTATGCCGGCCCTCCGTAACGCTAGATACCCACATGATATCCCGTCAAATAATGATAATACTTTCATATTATTTATCGTTTAGATATATAATCACTTTAATTGTGATATTACTCTAATAGCATAGAAGGAAACGCCCTTTCTCTCATCATTTGGATAAAACTCATTCCCGTTATAAGTTATTAACCATGCTTTCTCATAATTATATTGAGTGCTAGTCCAATAACTTGTAGCGCTTTCGTCTATATCTAATCCATCGATAAGAGACATGCATCTGTTAATCTCATCTAAATTATTTATGATTTCCATCCATTCTCCCACTGATGCTAAATATCCCATCTGCCCGTTTTTAAATTGAGTAACAGCGCATTCATAAGCAGCACTAGCATGTGTATATTCCGCGATACTTTGTGTGTTTTGAAATCCATTAAAATCTTTTTTGGCTTCATTACTTGATGTTATTGTAGTTACTCCTTGGATCAATCCAGTCGTATTAGACCAGCTTCGATTCTTAAGCTCAATACCTGAAATAACGAAGCTGCTGTTGTCGCTTATCAACGCCACTCCTACGGCGTCGTTTCTCCACGAATAATTCCATTTATCACGAGTATATAACTTGCCATTAATATGTAAGATATATATACCGTTTGAAACGGTTTGACCGCCTATCATCCTTCTTCTCATATTCTTCTACCTTGCTAATGTATGTTTATAATTCTAAGTTTATCATATTCTTCAGTAAGAATCCCATGATCAAACAATTTGCTAGCGTCTATTTCAAGACTCCTATATTTGTCAGTTATATTGATATCAGCCCACATGTTCAATATCCCCTTATCATCCAATTGCATATGGATACAGTCTTTTGTCACCTTCTTTCCGGCTTTAAGAGCCTCTACGTCTTTATCGGTAATCTTTTTCATGCTTTTAATATTTTATCGTTACAAGTGAACTACTCACGCCTAAAGGCATGAGCTTCGGAGGCTGATGCCTCCTCTCTTTTCCTGTTTCTTCCTGCCATTGCTTTTTAGGACACGAGGTCGGTCATCCACAAGAGGACAGTCCACAGGCTTGACATCCCCTCGCTCCGAGGGTAGGGCTTTCAAGCCAAATTCTTTAATGTTGCAAGCAGCATTGAAGTCACGGTTGTGGCGCGTGCCGCATTCTGGGCAGATCCAACTGCGCTCGCTCAATTTCAATCTTTTATACACATAGCCGCATTTGCCGCAGGTCTTCGAACTTGGGGCAAAGCGGTCTATCTTGATGAGGTTCACGCCATACCACCTGCACTTGTATTCAAGAAAGGTCATAAACATTCCAAAAGATGCATCCCCAATCGCCTGAGCTAGATTGTGATTACCCATCATACCCTTCACATTCAAATCCTCCATGCAGATAGTACGCACTTGGCTATCGTGTGTCAGCGCATAAGTGATTTTATGAAGGTTGTCCCTACGTCTGTTGGCTATGTGTTCCTGTAATTTGGCAACCTTAATACGCTCCCTGTTACGGTTGGATGATCCCTTCTGTTTGCGGCTCAACCGCTTTTGCAAAAACTTCAAGCGGTCAAGGCTTCTCTGCAAGCTCTTCGGATTGTCAAACGTGCGCCCGTCAGAACATACGGCAAGCGACTTGATGCCTAAATCAATACCTAAAGCCGTATCTCCCTGTATCGCTGAGGCCGAAAGTTCCTGGATAGCCGTATCAACCAACACGGAAGCAAAGTATTTGCCTGAAGGTGTCATGCTGACGGCTACGGTCTTCACCGTACCCTTGAACTTGCGGTGCAGCACGGCAGGAATGTCTTTCGCCTTGGGTATGGAAATGGTTCCATTGACAAAGTCCACGTTGCAATGCTGCGGACACTGGAAACTTTGCTTGCTCTTCCGGTTCTTGAATTTCGGGGAACCTACCGCATGAGTGTCACGGAAAAAGTTCTTGTAGGCAGTATCAAGGTTGCGGATGGAGTTCAGGAGGGCTTGTGAATTTACCTCTGTCAGCCATTGATTCCCCTTCTTCAGTTCGTTCACCATCCGGTCTTGAACTTCCTTGTAAGTTACATACTTCTTATCCTGCTTGTAGGCTTCAATCTTCAGGTTGAGTGCCCAGTTATAGACAAAGCGGCAGCAGCCGAAAGTCTTGGCAAACAAAACCTTCTGATCGTCTGTCGGATAGATTCTATATTTATAGGCTCTCAACATGGTGTATTCATTTGATTTTCAATACTTGAAGATACTAAAATTTATCTAAATATACAAGTGTTCAGTTGATAATAAACTAAATAAACCTAAATATTCTTCATCCTCCAATCTTTTCCCTATCGTTTCTTCCAAAGAACGCTCCGACAAGTTCCGCTCCAATACTTCGATATCACCCCCCCCCGCCTAAAGTCAGGGAAATTCACGCTTAATCCTTAAATTCATCTTTCATCCTGATCTTTATGCCTCCATATGATAATTCTTTATGAGCTGTGACAAAATAATCAACCGCATCTTCATCTAATAAACTATGCGGACACCTTTCCCATACAGGACTTTGATCTAGATGATCCCATGTAGCTACAAGTAACTTATTCTTGTCATTATCAATGGCTATTTTATATGTCCCTATAGTGGCCTTACGTTTAATGATCGCTCCATTTAACATCTGCTTCTTAGCCCAGCTCCATGAACCTCTCAACCCAAATGTCCTTATAACCCAGTCATTTATCTTCTTCATTTCAAGTTATTTGTTAAAAGCGTAATATAAATATAAATACATAAATTGGATAGGGCTATTCACCATACCCTTATCAGTAGGCTCGTCATACTTGTCAAGCCAAAGACGAAGCGCTTCCCAATCGATATCCCGCCGGTCACAGACCATGCAGGCTAGGTTAGCCCCGAACAGATCCCCTCCGCCACGTAAAGACTCGTTAAATCTCTTGGCTAGCCTTTTCTTGAATCCTTTATTGTACCAAATACCGGAGGTAGCGGCATAGCAGTAATAAGCGTTGTACTTCATTTTCACGCCCATCCTCTCAAATGAAGACGTATGCCATATCCGATCCAGAAAGAACACTATTCCACGATATATGAAAGTCCGGAGATTCTTCCTGTATTTCTTCCCTAAGAAGCTATCCACGCAAGATATAGTCCCGCCTGAATAGTACCAGTTATTGGCACCTCTCTTGACCTTATCCGTCATCTTGAACTTATTTTTCCTATCCTCTACCCTATCCCAAGGCTTTAATTTATCCTCGTTAAATGTCGGGCAATAATGATAGTAATGATTGATCCATGACAGATATGGGTTGTATATCGTGTATCCATTATCGCTGACATATGAGTTCATATCATACCCAAGTTCCTTGGCTAGAATAGATCCCTCATCAGCTAATACCTTTAATATCGGATTTAAGTTCCATATCTGATCTTGGCTAACAAACATCGAATAGCATGGGTCTTCATCCTCTCCATACCATCCACCCATCCCGCTCACTATTTTATCCAAATCAAGTGAATAATCTTTCCCGGATGAAAAGTCATCTCTAAGAAAAAATCCTCTATATGGGATCATATCATATATACCCGGTTGATCCTCAAACATATGTTTAGCGTTCTCGGTCAATCTAATCAATGTTTGTAAGACAGAAGATATATCTATGGGTGCATATTCACACCCATAGACCTTATTATTTATCCAAAGATATTGAAGAAGCTCGGCTATATTAATAGTCCCGTCCTCCACATATCCTGTCTTGTTATCGAAGTTTATTTTGGCTAGAGGTATATTACTTCCTTGTGGTTGGTCACTTTTTTCATTACAACAATGCACGAACCTGTCAAAGAATATATCTTTCCAACCAAAATATTTATCCCTTATCGTCATAAGCCTATTTCTTGTCGTATAACGACATGACGTTAATAAGATCAGCTTTTCTGGCCATCCCTTCAAGTTTATTAAAGCCATCCATGTTATCTCCGCTGACGATGATAGTAGGATATACCTCTATACCGTACTTGGATATTTCCTCCTCCGTGGCTTTGTTCTCCGGGATCTGGTTTAACGTGACCTCACCCTCATACTCCTGTAATGTGTTGGCGATAATATATCGCATGTAATCGCTGTACTCAGCGTCTTTCTTCGTGAAAAAATCAATTCTTACCATTTTTAAATAGTTTTTAATCTGTTAATAATTAAATCAGCAGTAAATATAGCATTATCTACCTCATCTATACCCATCTTCCTTCCATCGAAATTGTTAGATAATAAATCTTTAACAATCTGATATCTACGCAACTCCCAATTTATGTCTACATCAAAATTCAGATACCTTACATAATCATAATTCAATTCATCATAACTATAATTAAGATACTTAACTATCGGAAATGGAGTATCATTATAAATAGTGCGCTTGATTAAATCAACGTATTTACCGGTTTTTTTATTGATAGCTCTTAATCTCTCATCTACTACTCTTTCTCCCGACTCTTCCATTCTATTAACCCTTTGTTATGTTTGTTACTTGTGTAATCATATTCATCATTTCTCTTGTCCCCATATTTAAATGGATATATCTCATACGACAATATGGCATCATACACCCTTTTGTCTATCAATCCATTATTAAAATATTTTTCGGCCATTTCCTTCAGCCTTTTTTTCTTAAATTCTCTATAGGCATAAAATGCTTCTTTTTCATTTTCATACACACCTATATGTGTCTCTCCTTCCCCTTTTTCTATTCTACATCTTGACCTGTATTTACCATATTTCGTTTTAGTAACACCCAGTGGAAGAGTCTTATTGTTTGACCATTCAGATTTTATACATTCATTTATTTCCATGGGAACAAACACGCATGTTTGAGGTGAGTATTCTTTGTTCCCTTGGAATATTATATCTTTATCAAGATGAAATGTACTATCATGGCAATTCTCATCATAAAATTTTTTAAAATTGCTGAATATTTTCCATTCATCACATACATAGCAATCTTTATATGCATTGAATTTTTTAGATTTCATGTAACATCTCTTTATCATATGACACCATGTGTTATAACTCCTATCGTTTTTACTCCCGTATATGTCATTTACACCAACCCCGCATATTAATCTTCTGTTCATGTCATATCTACATTTAGGACACCCATGCCCGTTTAGATGATTATGAGGTGTTTGCATAAAATCTCCATGTATCTTACATGTTATAATTAACTTTCTGTCATGCCCATTATATATTGATTTGCTATAATCGTATCTGTTCCCATGTACTATGGATGCTTCCTCTATGAATTTAAATGTCTTATTTTTAGACATATCCTTACCTTTCCCATGTTTGTCATAATATAACATAGCTATTATATTCCATGCCGCACATGCAAGATGATAACAACCGGTTTCTTTGTCAAATTTCTCTCCTTTCATATATTCCATTATATGACGTTGACTCGCAGCAAAATACCTATTGAATCCATCAGGTATATCCTGCCATGAGTTATCAGCATACTTCTTGGCACCTTCTGTATATACCCTCACGATGTCTTCTATCTCAGCCAAAGGAAGGAGGTCCCACCGGAGTTTGCCGTCGGCCCGGTCGTTCTTCCCGCTGCCGTCCTTCCCGACGAACGGTGCGTCTGTCGCTTCCCACTCATTGGTATTACATAGACCCTCGCCGATAGAGCTATAATCCGTAAGCTTATCGACCGTTTCCTCATCAATAATCCTTAATTTAATAGCCCTGTTTAATGATACAACCATTTCCTCGTCAGCCCAAGCATATTCATATGATGCTTTAAATAATGGGCCTAATTTCATCATTCCTGTACGATCGGCGGTTTCAAGTACCTCAAATACCTCACCGTCATAAACAACCTTTTCGTATTTACCAAATTCCTCTTTCATTTTAAATTTCTTTTTGTTTTATTATTATTACTGGATCATCATTAAAAGGAGACAGTATTCCAATATGCAGCAATATGCTTCGCTCATCCCCATCATTCTTTTCTGCTTTAAAGCCATTGATAACACATTTGTCACTAGATATAATAAAACCGCTTGTATCAGGATTATTTTCAATTGTAACCCATCCCTTTTTAACTGATTCATGATTCCTTAGTTTATCAGCATCATCTTTCGTTAACCAATATTCCTCAAAAACAGTATCCGGATATTTGGTCTTTATTTCCTCGTAAGTATCATACCATGTCATATTTTCATGTTTTAGATTAATAAAATTCGCTAAGATCCCTACATTCCGGTGTCTCACCTGTTATGGAATAAAGCTCACCAGATGATAGATATACGCAATGCGAGGTCTTCCCGTCTCTCCACTCGCTTTGCTTCGTAATTCAGCAAATAGCGCAGCGTTGGATCCCCGGTCCCGCCTTTACCCACGAGTGCCGTACGTTTTTCTTTCTTGTCCTATTGGTGTCGTTAAGTTTTCTCATGATCAATCCTCCAAGGCCGTTACAATTTTATCTTTCCCGATAATAACCTCGTTCCCGCTTCTTACATCAAAGCATCTCTCACCCTCTGCCTCCTTGAAATAAAGAACGCCATTGTACTCGAATAAACCGAAGCCGTAATCGTCTAGCTTCATTTCGTTAAGTCTCTTGAATTTGTATATTTTCCCCATATTTTCTGTATTTTTTATATTTTGTATTACAATACACATCAAAAAGATAGATAAGATCGTTGCTATTATCCCTCCATAAAATTTAGTCGAATCATTCTTTTCATTTCCTTCTACTATCAAATAGATAGAACACACTATTATTATAAAGATAGATCCTAATCCAATCATAACATTTTCCTTGTTTTCAAAAACTCCATCATATCCTCTGCGCTAAGCTGGAAGCCTGCCGCCGCCTTATGACCGCCGCCACCGGGGTTGGCCTTGCGTGCCAGCACCGAGACATCCACCTCCTCTTTGGTGGTATAGAATGAACATCTAAAGAATCTTCCGTTCCAGCAAAATGGCATCATCAGATCATGTCTCTTAGGGCTATACATAAATTCAAATGTAGTAGAGTTAAACTCCGTGGTATTCATACATATAGCCTTGTACCCAAATACATCAGCCTCGAATGAGAACATATTCATCTCCCCTCTGTTTTTCTCTACTATATACTCTATTATAGCCTCCCCGTTATTTATCATATCATTCACTAAGTTGCTATCGGCTTTATCTAGTACATCCTTAACAATGCTTACCTCAAGACCGCAATATCCCCTCATCCCGTACTGGAACGCCATGACATCACTCCACTCGAACCGGTCGTGATCCCATACATCATAAGCACTCAATAATTCTACCACATTAGGAGTTTTGATGTCATCGAAAAGATATTCCCACGTAAGCTCACAGGCCGCCGCCCCTATACGCCTCTTGCCCTTTACCTCGTAATCCCTCATATCGTCTATGGCTGTCTTATGATGGTCTATCCATACGACATCTATACCTTTCTCTTTCCACTCATCGAAAAGGAATCTCGTTCTGCTCCCAAATGACACGTCAACTACAAATACCTTATCATATTTATTCACGTCAGGTATTTCCTTGCCGTAATTGTAAGGAAGAAGATCAATGTCCCCTTTGAAATACTTTTTCACTATAGCCGCTGACATTACTCCGTCAAGATCAGCCTCATGATATATACACCCAATCATAATAATTTTTTTATTTGTTTCAATTCATATTCTATCACACTGATACGACCCATGATAATATTTTTATCATCGTCATTATCATGATCACCATCTTCCTTCTTAGATAAGATATTATCTATTTGGGCTGACGCTAATACCATCATCATGCAATGATTTGATTTAATTTTTTTTTAATATATCTACGCCATTTATCGTAATTAGAACACCAATATTTTTTATCCCATCTATACCCATATTTATAATCTATTGTTTTTAATTAAAAAATCTATGTACTCTTTTATCTCCTTGTTTCGACCGTTATCCCAATCAAATGTCTCGTTTATGAATTTGAAGTACGATACCGGAATTGAATGCAACATCCATCCACAATACTTGCCGAATGCCATTAACGTAGAGCCAAGGGGATGATCCGGTCTCCCGGGAACAGGGGCGGCGGTTACGCCCTGCGCCAGCCCCCTCCTACGATCTTTCTTGGCGGCTTTGATATCCAGATCTGTTTTCGTTACCTTATCCCCCATCGGGATATTGGTAATTAGTTTATCGCCGATAAACATCCCCCATCCATATCCTTTGTAGTTCTCTATACTAAGTTCTCTTATATCACCGAACCTTGACGAGTTATTGCAACAATCAACGACCAATGCGCTATCCTTACCGTCCTTTATCCTGACAGCTCTCCCAAGCCACTGATAAAACGACGAGAATGAGAATGTTGGTCTTCCTACTATTACACAATCCAGACCCGGATGATCGAATCCCGTACCGAGGGCGGAATAGTTGAACACTACCTTCGTCTTACCCGACTTAAACCTCTCAACTATAGCCTCCCGCTGCTTCTTTGGCGTGCCTCCGTGAACCACCTCCGCAATGCCGGCACATATCTTGGCGTTCATCCATTCGGCGGCAGTATTGCAGCTCTCAACAGAATCCATAAACACCAGTATAGATCTACAGATGTCTTTTAATACCATCAACCGACGTAAAATAAGGTTGTTTAAGCCATTTTTTCTCACCGCCTCACTAATTGACTCAGCCGTATATTCGGAGCCGTTAGAATTGAGTTTAAGGGCATCTCCATTGAAATCCCATGTCTCATATTTAAGAGGTGTCCAAAATCCTTGCCTTATCATCTCCTCTACCTGTATCACGTGAATCAGGTTCTTGAAATATACCGGTCTCATACGAGTGATGAAATTAAGTCGGGAATATGATGTCTGTCCTATCGACATGTTTTTAAGTCTACATGGCGTGGCTGTAAACCCTATCACCTTTCTCGGCTTCAGCTCATTCATGAATGTCATGAACTCACTGCCATCCTCAGGACTGTATCCGGCGTGAGCCTCATCTATCAATACGTTTCTGATTCCCATCTCCTTAAGCTGACCAACAACCTTCTTGATAGACCCTAACGTGGCGTATATCATGTTAGACAGCTCTTTCTTGCCACAGGAGGCGGAGTAGATGGTCGCCGGTATGCCATATGATGTAAGCTTGCAGTAGTTTTGTATTAGTAATTCGCGAGACGGCTGGAGAATCAGCGTCTTATCTCCCATCAATCTAGCCGCTTCTGCTATGAGGATCGATTTACCGCAACCTACCGGTCCGATGACTAATACTGGATCATGTCTATCAGAGTTTATGTAATCGGATATACTTTTAACACACTCCTCTTGATATGGTCTTAGTCTGTATATCATTTGGATCTGTAGTTATCAAAAACGTCTTTCACGTACTCTAATCTTATCGCACACTCCCGACCATCGTCCATTTTCACCATCAACGTCTCTTTGGTCTTGCTTATGGCTATCACCTCTCCTGTCCCTATCTGGGTATGGACTATATCGCCTAGCTTTATATTACATTTGATCATGGTCAAGTTTTTTATTAAATTCCTCTATCTTACTCCTGTCTGTCTCTTTGGTCATCTTAGCCTCTTCCTTGAACATGTCATACCCTTCCCGGATATTATCCCCAACCATATTCTCTATCATCTCCCTCATCTCATCGCTCCTTACGGCAAAGGATATTTGAAATGATTTACTTGTGCCTTTCATTAGATAATCAATTTCCTTCTTGCATTCTGTCATCAATCTATCCAGATTATCGAACTTAACGAACTTAACGAACTTGGAGTTGCCGTTGGCTTTCCTTACCCCATCCTTGAAATCCTCCAATATCCCGTTAAATACATCCGCCATGCACATCATGGAATGTAGCCATACCAACATATTGAATTTATATTCGTTGTCAGCATCATTCATCAAATTTACCAAAGACTCACTTTTTGTCAACATAATTTTAGATTCTCGATCTAAAATACTTTTTATCTCTTGTCGGTATCTCATGGCTCCAACGAAATCCATCCTAGAGTAACATTCGTTTGATTTCTCTACCAATTTCTTGATATCCTTTCTAGACATCAAAAGATCCAATATCTGTTTTTCTCTTTCGCTTTTATCCATAACCAGTTGTTTATTGATACAAATATAATTAAAGCCTAGATATTTACCTAGGCTTTTTAATAAAGTTAATCTTTTTTATTCTTTCTTTTTGACTCATCCCAATTCGATGAATATCTGCATGTCCCTTGTTTATGGATTGAGAAATCGCACCAAAAACACAAGGGCTTGGGGCGGGGTTCAAGGCAGGCCGGCTGGCGTCCCATGAGGTAGCGTGTCTCGTATTTATACTCTTGCTTGACATCGTCCCAAACGTGAGCTTGATAGCTATCTATTTTATTTGTCTCGAAATCATACATATCAAGGAGAATATCGTTAAGTTCCTTGACCGATCTCTCTACCTTTTCCTTATCTACCTTCACGTTTTGGTTATCCAACATACGGGTAAAAAAATAGCTACACATATCTGGTAATACCTTATACTTCCTGTATATGTAAAAGGCGTATATCGGATGCTGGAGATTGTGAAGCAATTTATCCTTATCGAATAATTTTCTCCCAGACTTCCAGTCTATCGTATACATGGCTATTCTGTCTTTTGTCTTATACTCACCTCTCCAGTCTACTGATCCTATGATATGTACCTTATCGTATGTCACACCATCCAATGTAAGGGGCTTGGGTAGCTTATAAGGCAGGACGAAGTCCTCCTCCACGCCGGCCGGTCTCGACCCCCGGATCACTTTCTCCATTGGCGTAAGGCCCGACCACGCTTTCTTGTAATTACCGGCCGCATCCTTCTCGAACAATCCTACAATCCATCTTATTAGCCTAGCCGCATGTTGCATAGATTCAATCTGAGATTTAACGCTATCAAAAGGTATTTTCTCTATATCAGCGTAGTAGTTGAATGCCTTGCTCATATCCTCATAAGAAGGTCTGCATCCGTTCTTGAAGAAATACTCCATTGTCTGGTGGATAACCGTACCATATGACGTAGCCTCGTGCTTCTCCGTGGATCTATTCCCTTCCACGTAAGTCTTATACCATTTATATGGGCACTGGACGAACGTATCTATCTGCGAGTAAGAGGCGGCGAGAACCTTCTCTCCGTTTATAACCTTACATAACAAATTATTCTCCGGTATTACCATAAAGCTTATCTATTTTTATGTCATGTCCGTATAAGTCCATTAACAGGTTTTGTAGATGGTGAAGATTTTTAATCTGAATAGGATTGCTTAGATCATCTTCCAGATCCCTAAGCCCAAGATAATACCCATCATCAAAAATCTCTATAGATATTCCGTAGCCTCGATATACATCCCGCCCCTTATTACGCTTGAAATCGATAGTATCAAGTATATTATCATCTATTTCAATAGGCATGACATCATCTTCCCCGGAATACCATTTCATTATCCCATCATCAACCTCACGTTCAAGGATCAACGACTTACTTTCATTACGCATACCAGTAACGCACCCTACTCTCCATATATTGCCAGCCTTGTCTTTTACAAGATCCCCTATCCTTAGTTCTTTAGCCGAAATCATACTCATCCTCCTCATTGTGATCGTCATCGCAATCATCGACAAGAGGGGTTTCTAGCCCCTCTTCCCAATCGTCATATCCGAAATCCATTATTTGTCCTTAAAATAAACATACAACATATCAGTTAAACTTCCTACCGTTATTTCATCGCAAGGGGTATTGCGAAACACCTCATCTGGTATGTATTCACCTGTCATCTTTTCTATATCCATTATCAATTCAACAAGATCCAATGAATCCATAGCCATATCGGATGATAGGTTACTATCTTCCTTTATGTCTTCAATATCATCAAACTCAGATGTTTTCGCAAATATTGCGTCTATCACTACTCCTAATACTTGATTTCTTTTCATAACTCTTAAATCGACATTTTTAATCTTCTACCTAATCCTTTTTTTATATCTGATATTCTTTCGATGTCCATCTTAACATCTCCAGTAATAGTATATTCCTTATCCATCTTCTTAGGAGGATCCGGGAGTCGGCTTACGGCGAACAACCATGCCAGCTCCTTGTTCTTATTCTCCCTAAGATACAGATCGGATGTCATGCCATACATCTTTATGATCGTATCGAATAACGTTGATTCCGATAAGCTCATATGTACGCTATAGACGTTTGACGGCTTCCATATCAAGTTATCCAACCTCATCGTATATTCACGTTTAAGGTCTATATGGGATATTACGGCTCTTACTATAGGTCCTTCCTTAAAGTTGGTGTTAGCCACGAACCAGATGAGTCTTTTCTCTACCTCCTTGATAGCTCCTGTATCCTTACCCATATCGTTATATACCCCAACGATACGGTCCCGGATCCCCTCGACCTCCGGTGTCAGGCCGGGTGTCTCTATCAGCATCAGCAGCGACCCTCCCCTTGGCGTTATCTTCCACTTCCCATTCTTCTGAAGCTCGATATAACCAGATGCTTTATAACTATCTATTTTCTCCTTTGGAATGACGCTAGCCATCTCCTCTTTCTGCCGGATCATCAAAAGATACCCGACATCAGACATCGTTAATCCTGATGTCATCATCTGTTCAAAATTAATATACATAGGTTATTATATACTACTTTACACCAGATATGTTGTAAAACATACATATGTTATTTAATTTCATATTCTTCTTTTCTAATTTCGTCTCACTCAATCGAATCATATAGTCCCTTGTTTCGGACAAGACGATTGAACAAAAGAGGTCTTTGATATAAGGTTTTACCCTAAAACATTCGTTGGGTAAGTAAAATCAAAAACGTTTAGTTCAGTAAAAGAATCCGGCGATCTCACTCTTGTGCAACCGGTAGAGGGTATTGGTGATACCCAGTATAATGTTTCGTACAAATGTATATCATTTCTCATTTTTTTTGTGTAAAATGGTATATAATCACCTACATAAGCTAATGAGTTAAAATATTGATCTAATCTTTCTAGCTATTTTCTCTACTATATCAGGATGATCGGTATCGTTGTATATGTTAATCAACGTGCGTAATATATATAGCCTTGTATACTTATCGGAAAAATCGAACCAAATTTCCTCTATACGACTATTGATCGGCTTAAACATCCTCAACTCAGGTATAAGTTCATACGCTAAAACATTTTTTCTATCCACTAATCCAAGCATATCAGCCGTTTCGGTTATAGCTGCACACATAGTTAACTCACGTCTGCATTCTATAGCATTGTAAGCTCCTATCAATACCCTAAGGCCGTCTGCTTTCGATAATCTCTTTCCCTTTTTCATACTGTTTTACCGTATAAGATTCATTAGCCATACCAACCCTGCCAACCGATATGGATTGATTTATGGATTGATTGAGATGCCCTATAACCGACATCTTGGCTCTAACCGTATTGGCGCATCTTAGAAGGATTCGATAGTCCTCTAAAGCCCGCTCGTACCTTACGTCCACCCTAGCCCTTTTATCAGCATCAGTCATGCTCTTGCATGTTCCGTCTTCTCTCAGGCTTATAGCGATCTTGTCCCGTATGATTCTGATATCATCCTCGGCTATCACCAGTTCGGCGTCAAGAACCCCCTTGTATGAGCTAAGAAGATCCTCCACCGCCACAACTTCCCTTTTTAGGTTCTCCAATTCCAATATCATTGAGTTGTCATTTATCCTTTTATACTCCTGTACTTTATTGGATACCTCATCACAGATACTCATGATCTCCTTTTCCCGTTCCCGATTTATGATATATCTGATGCTGTATTTAGCCATTTCCTTTAACGAGGATATAATTTCCTTTATCCCCATCTTATCCTCAACCGACAATACGGTCTTCAAGAACATTTCCAGCACCTTTATCACTACAAGCAAGTAATTATGTCTCAATCTCATGTCAATAAGGTGTTTCGTCATGTACTACATTAAAATCATCGCTAGGCGGTATGTATTGCTGCTCCAATGGAATACTGGGAGGCGGGGGCGGCAGTGTCACCACGGTCGTGTCCGGCTTGCCGCTGCCCACGGGGGCATCCGAGCCTCCTGGTCTTTCTTGACGCACCACCCCTCCATCAGGATAATATCGCTCATATCCTTTCATGATATCTACATGTATAGCGTCAATCTCCTCTAATGATCTTTGACGGACCTTTACGATATGATGGAATAATAATCCATCCACACGGAAAGATCGTCTTGACTCGCTCTTGAAACGTTCCAGATTAGGATACCATCCTTGCGGAAATTGCATGTATGAGGAGTACCCGTATCTCCTTGGGATATTCAATACTACCATAGCCGTACATAGCTGTCCCAATGAGTCAGACTGATAGAAATCAGACTGCCTTGGCATATGATCCTTTGGATCACGTCTGCCCTCTATCTCTCGATTGAGTTGCGATACGATAAGGAAGAAGATGTTTGGGAACGTTCTTTTGGCTATATTACACATATTCATCAAACTATCTATATTCCTCTTGGCATCACCCGAACCTTGTATAAGAGCTGTATGGTCTATGGATACAAATACAATTTTCTTATCCTTATTCGCCGGCATATATACATTCCATAGAAAATCTTTAAGCTCATCAACTGTTGTAGGTATGGGTATATACGTTATTCTGTTTGAATTTTCTTGTTTAAGACATTTTTGCATTTCCAGCATCTCCTCTTCATCCATTTTACGAAGGAGGATATCTTCTATGTCTTTGTTCATTTTTTTTGATAGTGAACGTAATACCAAGTCTTCCGGATTCATCTCGAACTCACATCTTAACCATACATAATCATCTGCTTGCGGATTGATATTGACATTCATCACATTGTTCATGATCTTTTGCGCCAAATAGGATTTACCAACTCCTGGTCTAGCTCCTATGGCTATCGCATGTTGAGGGTAAAATCCTCCCAGCAAAGCTTTATCTAGATAAGAATATCCAGTACGAGCCGGGAGAAGTTCTCCCGACTGATATTTCATTATCCTCTCATAGGCGTCCATGATAATTTCCTTGGACGTCTTCCATATCCTATTATCGTTCATCCTCGTGCGTTTCTATCGCCAGCCGTATCGGATTTAGATCCTCTGTTAGCTGATCTCGATTTATATCTAAGTCCCTTAGCCGTATGGCATAAATCCTTTCCCTTCCGATAGGCTTTACCTTTCAACTTATCGGTCTTGTAGTTCTTGCGACCCAACTCCCGTCTCTTGGCTTTCTGCTCAGGGCGGGCGTTGATCTTCTTATCCGTCTCGGCTTTCTTTCTTCTGGCCTCCGGATGTGTCCTATAGTATTCAGTCGATCTCCCCATCCTCGTCCTCCTCGTCATAATCATAATCCTCTACGATAATATCCTCTCCATCTAAATATGAGGCTTTATCTCCGAGTCTGCTTCTCATGCTCTCGTAAGGATCATCTCCGTCCTTTATCTCCCACACACATACGTATGGACCTATTATATCAATCAGCATATTAGCCTTGTCCTCGCTTATGCCTTTTTCTATCATCTTATCTCTGCATTTGTAAAAACCACATGTCTTGTTAAACACTGATCCTCCTACATAAAATCCTGTTGGCTTATGAATAAAAATTACTTTCATCTTTTATATAATTAATATTGTCTATCAAATTTATTTATTTCTCTTTTTTATACAGTCGCCATAGCTCATATCCATATCACACACCACCGTATCGGTCGTGTTGTTTGTCACATGGAACAGGAACTCTGGACACCCGTGGCAGGCGTTGCTCCCGATCACCACCGCTCCGTGCCTAGGGCAAGCCTTCTTTACCATGGTTCTATCATATATCCGTATATGATTATCGCTATACTTTTCAATATATCTCATGGTATTAAGTAGTGATGGCAAAGACATCTTATATGGAGATATATGTTCTATTGGTATATCCAATTCACCAGATAGGCTTTTGTAAATATCCTGTACATCCCGTTTTGTTCTATACGTAAATATATTAATCTCAGTCATTACCATATCCATACTCCTAAGAAGATCCGGCCTAGCCAGCCTCCCCATAGGCTTCCCAAAAGGATCGGGTCTCATCCAAGCCCCACACTTCTCGCACCCAACTTGCTTCCCCTCCACCGTATTTATCATAGTGGATGGAACCTTGCAATACGGGCATACGGATCCGTTTAACATAGCTTTCTGGGCTAAAGACAACTCTCTCATACCGTTTCTTCTATCTTAACATTAAATAGATTGCAGAATCTATTAAAATTCTTGTTTTCTATTTTCATATCCTTCTCATACCTGTCAATTGACTTGATGAAATCATTGTAACAGTCCTTGCACATCCATTGATTGATCACCGCCACGTAATAACCTACGGCTATAGGTCTGTTACACATATCGCAAATACCTAAGCACCCATATCTGGTAAGCTTATCCATCATCTCCTGTCTTGTTATTTCAAGCACCTTGAATCCCTTGTAATTATCAACTACCTTTGCCATTATTGTAAATTTGTTTAATTATAAAATAATCCGCTATATCCATCCCCTCATCTATATTGGGTTTTGATTCTAGAAAATCACTTATCTCTATATTCATCCCCCTCATATCCTTGTCCACCTTCTTTCTCCATTCGTTGAAAGCGTCGCCCTTATCCGGGTACAGGACTATCCGCCTCCTACCCAATGTCTCTACCATCTCCCTCTTCAACATATGGATACCGCCACAGGCCATGAACAACCTACTAGGGTACACGATGTTGCAGATAACAGCCGTCTTCTCTGACTCTACTATATACACCGGAGCGTCATTGGGATAGAAGTTGATAAGGAACTCCCCGAACAGGCATTGCCTAAGCAGGTAATCCTGACCGTCCAGTATATGCACCCAACATACGTGATCCATGGGAACCTTTACCCTCTTCCCGTCAGGCCCGTAGTCCATTATCTTCCCGGTCCGCACCACCCAATTCTTATCCAGTTGCCAGAACACACAGCACTTACCCCAGTCCCCGAATCTCATCATCCCCACCTTATACAAGCTAAATGCCCTATTGGTATGATACGATCCGAATATATTGGATAGATAATCCTGAAGATCAGATGTCTCGAAAGGATTAAGCGTCTCAAACATCTTGCTTACCGGAATGCAGTTGGCTATATCCGGATCCACGGGAGGTCTGTACCTCCTTAATACTTTGTTTGAATCGGTAAAAAGATCATTGCTCCCAAGCTCATTGCCTGTTGGGTATTTAAAATAACCACATTTATTTTTATGATCACATACCCCAAACTGCTCCCCTACTATCTGTCCGGTGGTTACATCTACGTACGGCGTAAAGCATCTATCCCTGCCGCATTGCGGGCACGTCAGCTTTCTTCTTGGCTTACTATGATCCAATTCATACCTATGAACGCTCTTATTAAACTCCCTGAACTCCATCACGCTTTCCTCTCACTCATCACCCTATATATATAATCCCTCAATGACTCTTTTCTTATCAAGCCATTCAATTCAAAATCGCTTTCTATATCCAAAGAACCTATTCTTGATGTAACCGTATAATTGGTTTTCTCGAACTTATACTTACCTTGGAGATATACGACTGTAGCCATGTTAAGTATAGGATTATCAGTTTGTCTCTTCAGTTTATATTGGCTTGTCTTGGCGGTAGGATCACCCGGAGCGAAGTTATATATCTCCTCTATCTCCAATATCTTTCCGTAGTTCTCCAGTATCATTCTTCTATATAGCTCAAGCTGGAAAGCGTACTCGTCATAGAAATTGCCTTTCCTGTTTGATTTGAAGTCCAATATAGCGAATATCCTCCTGCATCTCTTTATCTTCTTTTTCTCTGTCTTAGGTTGGCCTTTCTTGGCTCCAGTCTTATAGAGCTCTCCTGTCTCGACCTCTATCTCCACCATTTCCGGCTCGCTATCCATCTCCACCACGGCGTCCACCGAAGAAGCTACCTTTAACCTGCTTGACCTCAACATCTTCTCGATCAATACAGGTTTTACATGTCTTTCCTTGCAGAATATGGCAAATGATATTAGATCCTCTATTAGCTCATCAATGTTATCCACTAATATCCGCTCCATCCTATACTTGTCTATTCTCAACTTAGCTTCCTTGACAGCTTTTCTTATCCATGTTGGAATCAGTTTTATCTTAACTCCCGTCAGATATAACCCAAACAGATAATGCATGATAGTTCCTAAGTCAGCCCGGTAGTTGGCGTACTCGTCCGGGTCCTTACCCTTGAGTCTCATCTCATTTTTCCATTTTTCTAATGCCCCGGAAGTATCACAATACCCATTCGCAATATTATTGGTAGCCCCATCATATATGATAGGGTATCCATCAGTTCCCATTTCATAATAAACACGCTTGCCAGCCACGGTCATTCTGTATAAGACTGGTGTCGGGATATCCTTGATCCATTCAGCGGCATAATACTGTTGCTCAGTCTCCAGATCATACTCAATTTCTATCTCCTCATCAGGTTCTTTTTTAGGCTCGTCAACAGGCTTTTCTTCCTCATAGATATCTTCCTTCGGAACCGTTGATAAAACGTCTAATATGCCAAAGAATGCGGTAAATTTAGGATCTGTATGATATGCTCTTAATATTGGAAGTGATGATCTCCAGTAGTATGATGGACACACGTCCTTTATCTTGCCTAAACCCGATCCTCCTATCTCTCCATTATCCTCGATAACCACATTGTGTCTCTCGGATAAACGGACTCTCATGTCATCAAACAGTTCTTGATCGCTTATGACCTCCATGATCGTCCCATAACTATATATCGTGTCACTTATAGCCTTATATCCTAGGCCTAAAAGTAATCTTTGTTTTCTTCTATCCATGATAATAATCTGGTTTTTAATTTACCATCCTCCTCGACTCTAGGTGCGAGATCCCTCATCCTTCTGGCCGCCAACAGCCATACGTTACCAAACTCATCCAAGAGCCGGCTAAAATCCATCGTATCTAATAGATAATCGAATCTTGTATGCTCATCAGCCGTCAAGTAGATAATGTTATCATTATCCTCGGCGACCGATTTATATTTCCGTTTAGGGTATAAGTGACAGATGTTACTTACCCCAGGACATGGTATATATGCGCCGGTAGCAGATCTCCTTGTCATACTCAATCTAGTCACATGGGCGCCAAAGAACACGGCTAGGCTCCTACCCCTGGGCTTGGCCTTCGCCCGTATCGCCGTCCTTCCCTTTGGCGGTAGCTCCTTGGCCCTGCATACTTGGCATAACCCTTTGCTTCTGACAGCTACCATCCTCCCGCATCTCTCACACGGCAACATCCTACCTCTCATGCTTTCTTTCGTTTATAATTCTTATTGAACTCCATAAGGCTTATGGCCCTATATCTTTTAAGCCTATCTATCTTACTCTCCGCCCAATCCTGTTCCTTGAAATTGATGATCGTGTCGAATATCTGAGCTAGTTCCCGGATATTAAAACTCCTGTTTTGTATCTTCTTATAGAACCCCGATCTGCTATATCCTAATTTAGAAGCTAGATAAGTTTTGTTAGACAATGTGAGGATACGATAAATCGTACCCTCCATCTTGCTTATCTCCATCAACTTCTCGGCGACGGATGATGTGGTCTCATAGCTAGCTTTATTGCTTACTATTCTCATGTTTCTCCGGATTCCTGATCTTACCATCAAACTCGTAAAAGTCCATCAGTTTCTTCTCTTCCTTGATACAAGTGACAACGAAATCTGATATGGTTCCTTTCATGCCTTCCTCGAAATTCTTTTTGGCATGATCAAGGTCATTGGCCCGAACGATGTAGTTAAACGCCTTGCGTTTCTCATTCCCCGATTTCTCGTCTATCGTAATATAATCAGCCGTGACCTTATAGAACCGGTCTCCATCCATGGCGAATAATTCCGCTATCCGGAATCGTTTGATATCAACACTAAACTCACCGGAGATAAACGGTTTCATCTCCTCTATGATTCTAGCTTCACACTCGGTATAAGAAAGAGCATCTACCAAATATTCTTCCTTAACCTTCTTCTTCATGCCATTCTCGGCATCGGTCTCATAAGAAACCGTACATTTAAACCAATTGTGCATCTTATTAATCTATGTTGTTGTTAAACAATGGGTAATCCTTTATCCCTTCACGAATATATCTTTCCGTATCATCATCCACGTCATAAGCTTTCTTAAAAAACGTCATAGCCGTATTCGTATCATGATCCACCAACGGAAGATATTCCTTTACAAAAAGGAATCTAAGATGATTCATATGATCAATCTTATTTCTTACATCGATTACCTTCGACCAGATCTCGGCATGGATTTCACTCATTCTTTTTATATCCTTCTTGTATTTATCTACCTGATCTTTATACTCCTCCTCAATCTTATTATTCTTGTCCTTTATAGATTTGTAGGATTCCTCATCTTTCGTATCAAACATTGGAATATGTTTGATATTGATTATATCCAACTTATTATATATCTTATCATTGGATATAGTGAAATCGTATGTAGTCTTGTATAAATCAAACTTACTTAAGAACTTAGCTATTTTAATAGCATCATCCTGATTAAAAACAGCTATGCTCAATCCTTCTAAAAGGTAGAAGAAATTAGATGGAGAAATAGGTTTGTAGTCGTATGTCTTCATAACTGGAGGTTCGTCCACAAACCTAACACCCTCCTTAGCGCATCTTGTTATGATCAATCTATCTATCTGCTCGTCAGTAAGATCATATATCTCCTGATCGGTCATCTCATTAATTGTCTTCATCGTCATCCTTCTCCATCATTATAGCCTTTGCCGCCTTTTGTTTATAAACCTCACTCATAAGGCAGGTAAAATCCATATCATCCATACCAGCCATAACATTGGCTTCTACTTCCAAATTCATCTCAATGTTCATTACCGAGACTTCATAGTTACTATCATCTTCTTTATAGAAAATGACTTTGCCACCATACTCGAAACCATCATCTTCGGTCTTAACCATATCGATGATCTTCTCCAATTTCTTTACAAACTCACTCTTTTCCATATATATAATTTTTATGTGTCTACAAAAGTAGACATTTTGTTTTTGAATTAAATTAAATAAACATTATTAATAGTTAATATCATCCTTTCTCCTATCATTCATGTTTAGGTATATAATTACCTTATTATATTTTGGTAATTATATACTTTCACATATTGCCTATCCATCAGCCACCCGTAAGGACTGCCACCAAACTCCCTGTCCATCCGCTCCGCCGCCCCGATGATCGCCTTTCGATTCCCGAACGAGAGCCACGAAGTAATGAACCCACTGACCTCCGCGTCCCTCCCAGAATACCGCCTTGGGAACTGGACGGGGGGGGTCGCTGGCAATAAAGTCGGCGGTTTCGTATTTGTCCGCCATGCATTTCGGCATGTCTACAAATTTGTCATTCATTGTTTATCCCTTCATTTGTTCGCATGCCAATCTTTCAAGTTCCGGTGTAACGTTGGTATCCATTATACCTTTCAAGCAAGGGCATTGTCGCCAGACTATATCATAAATCTTTGACAATTCAATCAAAGCCTCATTGTTTGATTCAACTGTCATAATCCAATTGTCCGGCGATATCTCTATCTCCCTGCATGGTATTTCTTTCTTGCCTTTTGGCATATATCCGTTCTGATAGTCTTTTACATTACATCTACCAAAATATCTTCCAGTGAGTATTCCGTTTTCGTCCGTCTCAAACAACCCTCCTATCCATCCTATCTTATGGATGTTCTCCGTCCACGTTCGAGTGGCGAATAAAAACTTTTTTACAGGAACTTTTGAAAATGCATCAACATCATGGATACTCCCGTCCGGCTCTTTGAATATCGATGATTTTCTTTTATTCTGGCAACTCCCGTCTAAGCCTATTTTTTCCCATTCGCCATCATCAAATCTCAAAGGAGAGATTATATCAAAACTGCAAAGTTTCTTGACGAGATTGATTTCAAATGGTGCCGAGAACCCGCTGTTCCCATGAGAAGAGAACAGCGCGACAGCTTCTATTACCTGTTCGCGCATCCATTTGTTAGGACCGTCCTCTTCTTTGCCATATCCGGCTAATTCCAATTCTCTTATCGCATGTTTACATAAATTACTGTTTGCGATAATATACCGAAGAGCCTTCTTGTTGATAAGGCTCTTCTTGCTCATTTTCTTTACAATTCTTCTACTCTTTTTTCATGTTTAATGTTATTTAATATTTTAATTACCAATCTCCTCTATCATTCGTATTGCGCCATGACCATCTGTTTCGCGAAATCTTTGTACGCCACTATTTTTCGCAGGTTTGCTCGCATTCGTATTTCCCCGATACCGCCGACCGGAGACAAGGCACCTGTATTAACACCTCTTCCCATGTTTATTTCTCCTTGTTATATAATTGCTTGTTTTTATATTCCAACATCCGCCCCATCTTCCCTAACCCAATTATCTGTGTCGCAATGCCAACAATATCCTGTTTTAGAATCCTCTTTATGAGAATGAGATCCGCAAGTAGCGCACCAATAATTATCATTCGTATCGTATGCGTAGCTTTTATCCTCATGCATCTTATCTATTCTAGCTACCCTATCCTCCAGCAGATCCTTTAGATAATGGCATTCGTAAGGCCTATCTTCTTCCCTTAATATATAAAGATCGATGTCCATCATACTCCCCATCCTGTCCGTGCACATACACTCGGCGGCATGACGTACATTCCCTTCCGGCATCCCCGGGACTATCTCCCGGATCACCGCCTCCATCTTCTCTTGGTATTCGGTGTCTACCTTAGCCACCAAGTCTTCTAGTTTATCTATTAAGCTCATAATTTTTATTGTATATAATTACTATTTGATATTTATACATATTTATTCTGTATCATCTTCACCTTCACCTATCATATCCGTATGACCAAATATCATATCAATAAATTCAAGCATCTCATCATTAAACGATCCGCTTTCTTCTTGCAGCTTCCTACATTCATCCTCGGTCAATCCACAAGAAGACACCAGTTCCTCTGCGGCCTGCGTCCATCGCCCGTCGTGGGCTAGTTCCTGAACCGCCAGCCATATCCCTTGGTTCATACCCTTCATTCTTGTCTTATCTGAAATATTTTTATCCTCCATATTCTCAATCATTTTTAATTCTTGTTTCCAAAAAGCTATATATCCATCTTCTATATTGCTATGATATACAACATCATTGGTGCCATTATCCAATATCTCATATACGTCACCCGACTCATCCATTACCCCACGAAACACATTCTCTCTATCCAAGAAATAACATGGTTTCTGCACTTTTGGCAGCGAACCATCCAATGATATCCACTCCGGTCCTATCAAAGTTATTTTAGCTTCCATATGATTCTCCATTTAATATGATTATTTTAGCCTTGAATTTCAATACATGATCTATCATATCATCATCCATCATATTATCCTCATTGATAATACTACCATCTCCCATCCCTCGGCGTAAATAGTATCTCTCCTGTCCTCACCCAATGATTCCAGTTGTTTTTAAGCTCATCGATATCATACGCCTCAGCCGACTTACCGTTATCAGATCTTTTTATGACCGACATAATACTTTCTGCTTGCACGCTCCAATGACTATAACAGTCTGTCCCGCACCCGCACGCCGTGAACCTCCCGTTATCGAACTCCCAGACCAGAGGCCGGAGGCCGCATCGTGGGCACGGCAACCATTCCATTGGATTCTCCGGCTTCTTGTAAGCATCATCGCATTTATATTCTACCACCATATGATTAGGTAATCGATTTAATATCCTTGTCTCTCATCTCATTCTTATCCTTAAACATCATTATCCTGTTAATGATACCTTCTGATTCTATGTACGTCGAGAATCCATGTATCCTCAGATATTGGATTGCTGATAGTGATTTTTCTAATATCTTCTTATACTCTACATCTTTTTTATCCGCTTTTCCCATGATCTTTTTTCCTCCTCTTCTTCTAATATGACTTTAGCCAGATATACTACCTCATCTATCTGGCTGTAATCTATATCCACTCCTTCTATTTTTTCATTATCATCATCATACCCATCAACCCTCAATTTATCTTTTTCTGATAAGTATATAGATGTTATTGATAAACAAACCAATCCATTATCGGTAAAAAACTTTATCTCCGCCGGGAAATCACATTCATCTTTTATATCATTCAGATCAAGATTAAGCCTTCCTGTTTTCTTGATCAAATCAACCATAGCCTCATAAGCTACTTCATTCGCATTTGATAGCATTTTATTTAACTTATTTACTCTTTCTAAGTTCTTCATAATTTCCATTCCCCTTTGTATTACATCATTATATGTTATCCCATTATCTTGAATCAGTTTCATAAAAGAATTTTCGGTATAAGCCAGAGATTCCCCTCTGTTAGCCCTCTCTATATTCTCACTCATCATCCCCATAGCCTGTATTAAGGCCGCCGAGGAGTTGGCTATCAATTGAGCCGCTTCCATTATCTTATTATCGTCCATAATCATATTACTTTAACTTCCTCGTTCCACAAATGTCTTTCATATACCATGGTTATTCCTATCAAAATCCCGGTATCTTCTCCCCAATATTCAAGTATTTGATTCCTGAATTTGTGACGCAATTTTTGTATTCCTCCCTTGTTTTTATCATAAGAAGAGTAATCTGATAATCTTACTGTCTCCATCGTTTACCTCCTTCATTTGTTCGTATGCCAATCTTTCAAGTTCCGGCATGGTGTTTGTTTCTTCTTATTTTCCCCCATACTTATTTCTCATTTCATTAATATAGCTCATATACCAATCTCTTATATCCTCTTCACTATCCATGCTATACTCTTTATTGAATGGATCGTATCTGATAAACTCCTCTGTTCGGCAGAATGGGCATGGAATCTCTTCCAATGGCTTGATTAGAACACCATCATCACCTACATTATCCAGATCATACAATATGCCATCTATGCAAGTCGCGTCTGGATAATTCGCACCGAAAAGCGGGAATTCTGGACATGTGTTTCTCATACTTGTACTATTTAAATTCGTTCTCATATTCCTTTCCCCTATCCACTTCCTTTAAATTCAAACCATCAGGTGTCAATATCTTCTTTTCCAACAAATCAAAGAGAAGCATCGCCCTTGACTCCACCTCTGTTTCCCCAAATCCGCTATACACTTCTGTTGGCGAATCGTAGGCATTGTAACGAACATAGGCGGCTTCGTAATATCTACTATCCCTATTCGGGAAATACTGTGTCAATTGCAACCAGTCATCCCATATTTTTGATTTACTGACATTTATCATACTTGGTAGTATCTCTCCAAGTTCATGACTCATATAAGCCGGTATGAGGTCGCCTTCTTTTCTATATGAATACCTCATTGTATTTTGCGTAACTGAATCTATCTGGGTTCCCCCTCCTTTCGTCTCTTTCACAAAATAAAATTCCGACTCCGAATTTACACCCAACTCATGCAACTTTAGCGCAAGCTCATAAGGGCACATAAAATTTTGATATTTCATGTTATTCTATATTTTCGTTTCTGTAATCCCCTGCATAGTCTAACCATACCCTGTAATCATTTTTGTACTTGGTCGCCTTTATTTTCATATTCCGGGATATATTCTTATTCACATTTTCGCCAAGTACACTCCTTAGCTCCCTCTGTAAGACCGCCCCGATAAGAGGATAGACGTCCAAATAATTGCCTTCACACTTTTCGAAATCTATTACCTTGTTCCCTATTGCCCGTTCCAATGCCTTATCCATTGCCTTTACGATGGATTCTTGTACATCTTTATATCGATTGATAAAATCCTGTCTTATAGATACCATATCTCCTTCTTTAATACTCATATTTTCTTACGTATTTATATGTTATTTTATTACTCAACCAAGCCAACGGGCAAGGGCTGCGCCTTGTCTTCCCCGACCGCCTACCCATATACGCCGGCTCCACCGGTAACGCTACCCATGACATCTTGGATGTCTCTCCCGTAAATCTGATAGTGATTGCCATAGCTCTCAAATGTTAGTTGATATCTGTTTAATCCCATCCTAATTGTCTCGCAACACCCTCCATCTCGCTATATGCGATCCTGTGACATCCAGCAACCAATATATCATTCTTATAGCTATTGATCTTCCATTTGTGACCGGTTGTATCCAATACCATATCGTGTTGGAATTTACTGCCATTATGGAAGAACTTTATCGATTTCCAAAGTCTCTCAGCCTCAGCTCGTCCTATCTTGATATTCTTGCTAGTCTCAATTATGCCATTCTTGATGCGAAGCCATACGTTAGGCTGGTCATCCTCCAAATAATAATGTAGATATAATTCCGGAATCTTGCCAGACTTCCACATCTCGATCTGTTCTTCAAATTTTTTCTTGCGATCTTCTTTTTCTTTTCTTCTTTTTTCAAAAATTAAAGCCTCTTTTTTCGCCTGACTATCTTTCCATCTCTGACATCTGGCCACATACCCAGCCCACGTTCCTTCACCACAAATCTCATCTACTATCACATTGGTCGTCCCTAAAGTTTCTAACGCTTGATGATTTAGCAATACCTCAAACACACGCTTTAACTCATGGACATATTCACTTTTAATCTTATCTGATTCATAAGATAACGCATGTTTAGTTCCAATCCAGTTGTTTGCGCTCTTTTTAAGAAGGCTCTCGGGAGTACCCATATTAAAGAACTCAATATAATCCATTAGACTTCTAAATACTCCCCAAACATCCCTATAAGACAGGCTTGTTCTGACCTTCTTGTATTTCTCGATAACCTCTTTGATAAGCTCCAATCGACTGGTGATAAAAGCCATGCTACCATCATCAGACATATTATATCCAACAGAAAATACCTTTGAACCAGTTGGTATTGCACTACGAACACAACGTTGATGTTTACAGGTAGAAGAAGAATAATACTCATCGTTAAGCAAATACGCCTTTTCACCACACTTATTTCTTACGATTCTTCCAACCTCAAAATGATAACCATAAGAATAAATACTTCTACCTTCAAAGAAAAGATTACTACCTTTTCCGGATTCTTTCTTTTCATTTGCCCATAAGTGAGCGACCATAGAGTTGTTCATATCAATATTTTTTGTTATACAACTACAGATTAATAATACGATATACGTTCATTACATCCGACATCTTGAATTTATCAACATCCGTATTCTCAACATCATATGTATATGAGTCAAACAAATTACTTACTGCGTTTAACCAATCATCATCTGTCGGTTCTTCTACCTCATCCATACAATCATACACATCCCAGTAATTCATGAGGATACCTTTGTACGCTATTTCCGGATCAGCGTATTCTCCTCTTGACATAAAGCAGATGTTTTTGCCGGCTTTGTTGCCGGTAACTATCTTTTTGTAATCTTCTATAATCTTGTTCATTTTTCTGATAGTGATTATGTGTAGACTAAAAATTACTTTAACTCAAATTTAATTCCTTCCGGAAGTCAGGAACGATCTACGTTATTTACGAAATCATCAAACTTTTCTTTAGTGATTTTTTCTATATGATCACACCAGTTAAAGACTAACGTGTTCGTATGATTATAATATATTACATTATCAACAGATAATCCATGATCAAACACACAGAGTATTATCTTCTTCCCAACTTCTGCCTTTCTAATTTGTTTGTCATATAGTTCACAAATCTTGGCACGCTCTTTCATCATCTTTGTGTTATGAGTCTCTTCCCGGCGTTTTTCTATATTTTCTATGGAATAATACCCAGCTTCAATGCGCTCTTCAATAAAAGATCGTTCCTTGTCTGTTAGTATTAGGGTAAACTTTTCTTCTTCCAGCTTATATGGATTAACCCATTTCTTTCCACACAGGTCTTCAAGTTCAACAAGAAGCTCGTCTGATTCTCTTTTCCATCTATCCACAATCCCAAGATTGAAAAGCAGATACTTGAAATACATCTTATCGTCTACCGCTTCAGATAATTTGGAATATTCCTTGTCTGATATACGTAAATATTCAATAGCTGCAAACTTATCGCTATTCTTTATGTAATACGTACCATTTTCCACCGGATACATAGGAGCACCATAATGGTTACAGCAATGTAATGGTATGAATTTTGCCAATTCTGGAACATACTTCGCAATTTCACCGTGACAGCAACCTCCCATATACTCCTCATATCGTCCATATTTGTTTTTTCGTCTGATATCAGCCGTTATGCCCCAGTCACATATATTGTTATGACAATCATCATCTAAAGATATAGTGACTATTATTCTATATTCCTCTCCGTCTTCTTTAAAATAATTTGTTTGCTTATAAATTAGTTTGTTTGCAGTTTCCATATCATTTTAGTTTAATCATTATACTTGTGAAAAATAAAATCCGCACATTCTCCGGGGAGTGTTCCTGCGTCATTATAACTGTAGAATCCTTGTGTTTCCCAATCTACATCTACCGGATAACCTTCTGCTGCTTCCAAGAAGTGTTTGATTTCCTCACATTCTTTATCCGTTAATCCAGCGTAATCATCATCGATTAACGGGCAAGCCCAATAAACTGGAAGCCTATATCTTATTATCTCTATATTCATAATCTCATCAATTTACAATGTGAATTTTCAAATACGGGAACCATTCCATGCGCCCTGAAATACTCGGTCGCTATTTTAAAAGCGTACAAGGCAGGTCTTTCCTGGATATTTCGTGTTGTCTCATAAAGAGATATTGGCTGGCAAACATAGAATTTCTCATTACCAAGACACCCAAAAACCCCATCCAAATAACTTTCATCACAATTAGTGCCTCCCAGTATCAACAAATCACATCCTGTCTTTCGTGTTCCGAGAATAAATGTCTTGTTCTTGTTTTCCGGAAGCATGAATATTTCCTTATCAATCTTAAACCAGTCAATCTGGCAACTCTCTACATCACGACGAACAATCTCGTCAATCTCACGGGCATATTCTTCTTGTGTTTTCATGCTATTTCATTTAATTGTCCAACATACACATCCCCATTCTCATAATAAAGTTGATTTTCGTACTGATTATAATGAAGCTCCTCACGTATCGCATCTTCATTATCAGCCCAATACTCATACTCCTCATGCCATGACTTGAAGAAGTTATCATAACATTGCCTCATCAGATCCTCTAAAGAAAAATCCTCCGGATAAGTACACCATACATTGTAATAATCAATTATAGGTTTCAGGAGATAATAATCATAACACATCCCTGTCAATGGGCAATTATCTCCATAGTCAAACATCACCCTACTATACTTGTGCCTGTATTTGTATTTCCCATCAATATATTTACCTGACGTGGAGAAATACTTGCCCTTGATAATATATGGCATAATATTGTTGTTGATATATCTGAATAGTAATTTGCCGCATAGATTATCAGGGAATATATCACGATGATAATCTGTAGGATGTTCATAAATAGGATCTTTGTATTTAAACTCATAACTAAAATCATATCTCTCGTATCCAACTTCCCAATCATAAACCTTAGTATTTGTCAGATCTTCAAAGGCTTCCATTGACTTTTTATAGTCTATGTCATAAGCATCCATACATTGCTCCATTACATTCCAACGCTCACGCTCTATGATCCTTTCTTGTGAGTCTTTTGACAGCTCATCAAACTCATACAGTTTTAATACAATCTCTTTCATAATTCCTCCTCTTTTAATATAACTAGATCCCTAACGTCAATCGAATGACATACGTACCTCCTTATGTTCACGTTTAGAGATATGATTGTGGCTATTCTCACGAACCACCACAATCCAGATTCAGATATTACTCATCCTTTATCTTTACGAATGGGTTTTCTACATAAAACTCCACCACATCCTTAGATTTTATAGATGTCACTATACCGGTGGTATCCACAAATCCATCTGTTTCATCCATTGTCAAATCTTCTATTTTATCTCCAGGCAGAAAACAAAGATTATAGTCTTGATCAATATACATAATCATCTTTAACCTAACCATGTCATCAATGATGCCCTTCATTCTCTCCACAACATCTAATTGATCATTAGTAAGCATTAATTTACTTTTTGAAGATTTTACTAATCTCATGTCTCCATTCTTGTCAACTACGGTTAAATCATTAAATCTATACACATCTTCACATGTTCTGTAATATGTTTCCTTACAATAAATTTTTCCTTTATTATCTATTTCAATATCAAAATATTCCAACTCACCCTTGACAGCTCTTCCGTTTTTGCATTTCCACACATCACCTATTGGAGCGAATCCATATAATGACTTAAAAACATCATATATTGATAGTTTTGTCTTAGGGATGCTCTTATCCTTTTTAAAACATTCTTCGGACGAATAAAATAATTTCCCATCTAATGTCTTCTCAGTCCTACATCCTCCCCATGTTCCTACATATCTAACTACTCCATATGTAAAACTGATCAAGATCTTATCAATCTCAAACCACTTTAATTTTCCTGACATATCGTCAAAAAGATATCCACTCTCTAGATAAACTGATAAATGCTCTTTTATTTCCATAACAATTTATTTTTTTTAAATTAAACAACATCATTTGCCTTGATCACTATAAATCTCAATACTCCTCTAAGTATAAGAATTTTCATGATACAACTCCCCTGTATAAGGACTCCGGATTGTCCCTGACTCCACCGCCGCTGGGTCAACGGCCATCAGTCCTGCGCCTATCTCATAATATAGCTCAAGATCCATTGGCTCTAACGCTACTTTCTCCGCTTCTTCCCGGCTTAATCCTGACAACATTAAACATCTAACTTTATTTTCATAAGCAATGGGTGTTTTATCTGGACTTAACCTTACTGATATTATTTCAGCATCTTTTGCGCTATTAATAACTAACTTCCTTTTCATATCATTATCACTTTTCATAATATTACTTTTTATGTTTATGTTTCAACCTTTTGATAGCGTCTTTCTTTGAGTACGCCTCCACCTCCTCTCCTTTGATCCGGAACTTCCTCAACTCCTTCCGATCTCTCGCTGGTTTATAATCCGGATTGAATGCCATCCCGGACCGTTGTTTGTCCCCTGCAAATATCTTGTCTTGCGACATTATGTTCGCCATCATAGCCGCCAATCCCATCAATATCCTTGTTTTTACCATATCATAATATTACATTAAACCTCTCATTTAAGCTATCTAAAGCCCTTTGGTACTCCTCTTCCCTATCGAACTTAATTTGAGTTCCGCTCTCCAAGCCGAAAGATAGGTGGAAGGATATAACCCAGCCCGATCCGTCCACGGCCTGCCCCTTGGGCCCCCACGACATCACCTGCTTCTTGGATATATACCAATTCCCTATCTGTACGAAGTCAGGATAGTTGTTAGTCAAATACCTTATCTGAATATTCAGATAATCCATATTATCAAAATAAATTATGTGATATTTGTTTCTTATCCTTATCTTCAAAAAGGGATTATCCCCGTAATACGCAGCGAAGGCTGACACCACGGAGATAGGGTATCTAACGCCTTTTATTATCACCCATTTCATATACAATACCTCCTTATATTAAACTATTTAATATAAATTCATCTTCCTCCGTTCTCTCATTCATAGGCTTATTTTGTACCGTTTTGACAAGATCAAGCACTTCATCCCAAGTCCTTTCTGATAGCGTCCCATTATTTATGCCACAACACCTACATCCACTAGAAAATACCGGTATCATACTTCCATCACACATCCTAACGAATTTATATCCTACATATTCATTGCATAAGAAACATCTTCTTACTGGGATAAACCTTATTCTACCTCTATTAATGATATTTATTAATACCTCACGATTCATATTATTCCCTTAATTTACGTTTAACCTCTTTAACATACATAGGAGAATGCAATCCCCTATGCAACTTTATAGCCCGATCTATATCCTTTTTAGGATTGTGGTGAGATTGATATATCTCGAACATTTCCCTAGCCTTGACAGGATTCGTTCGATCTTCGTATCTATATTTCCTTTTCTCCCGTTTAAGACACAATATCCTATTAACCTCATCAACGTATACCCTTTTCATTTGCCATCTTCCTAAAGCCCCGGAAGTGGCGTTATACGCCCGATCGTCATTCCTTGACTCCACGAAAGATAGGGCGGCCGCCAGCTTATCCCATACCCGTGCCTCTACCACGGCAGACCTTGGGGCGTGGGGCAAGCCACCTCTCCCTTTTGGCGGTGTCAATATTATCATCATCGTTACGAGTAAGTATCTTATCATACTTCCTTGTTTTTATAAAATTCCTCTCCAAATCTCACATTATCCACATAATCTTCCATACACTCATGAACAATTATATGAATATCCCCCTCCGTGTATGTTACCTCGGACATTAACCTCTCATTGGTCATCCACCAAGAATAACTATCAATATGCCGTATCTCAAATCCATGATCATGCAACGCATACATAACATTATATCTTAAATCCCTGTCCATCATCATACACTCGTACACGATATAGCCATTGATACTTTCATAAGACCTACCGAACGTATAAACGTACCTACCCATCAACTTATACAACTCCCTTGCCATAGGATTCGGGATCGCCTCATCCATATCAAAATCCCCATCTGGATCAATAACCCACTCTACATCCCGCTCATCAATACAAGCCCTAGGCATTCCTATTGTCCGTACATAAAGACGTGATCGGTGATCCTTGCTTAACACCGTCCCGATATACTTTTCCCCTTTGGCATATCCTATATTATGGTTGCCGGTTATATTAAATACAATTTCAGCTCCTATCTTAATTTCATCCATATTCAAGATGTTTGTATCATTTGTTATCTTTTTTATACAAAAAGAGGATATAATGGCATAATATTATGATATCAAGACACGAATGCGTTATCTATCATATTATCATACATATCCTCTATACAACGTCATTTATGGCATTATATCGTATATGATGTCGCAGGTCATAAATACATCTAATTAACCCTTTTTTAAGGGCTTATTGCCATTTAGGTAACTAGCTATGCCTAATATTTTCGAAATAAGGGCTTTTTTAGCCTTATACTCATCGTTTATCCCTATTATCGCATATCTGTATACCATCCCATTCTTCGACACCTCCACGCCCACGTATTTAGGCGCAACGGCATCCCTATGTAATACGATAAACGGGCTTTTGCCGTCTAGCTCATTTATCAACTGATTAAACTGTCGCCTTGTCATCTGATAGTGATATTATTTCCATGTTATAAATACGATCTCTTTTTACCCTTATCTTCTCGCACAGCTCATCGAAGCACCCATCTTCTTCTAACCTACCAACATAATATGATACATTCGATTTAGAGCTTCCTTGAAGATATATATTTCCTCCTATATTCCTTGAGAAAAAATTAGGTAAGACCATCTTTTGTCTCTTATCCTTATTATCCATATAAGATATGACAACAACCCATAATTCTGGTTCCCGTTCTTTTACCGATAACATAAGATCGAGACCCGATTGACCATTGATATTCCTCCTGCCAGTTTCGTTATAACGAAGAATAATATAATCATCCGCTTTATCATCCTCAATCATCACGACCATAGGGCTATTACCCTTCCCATTATCACATAATATTCTTGGCTCTTTCCCGTTGCGGAGATATACCTTATCGTAATCTCCGTTTTTGTATATCTCAAAATCAAACTCTATCACCATATCATTTCCTCCTATTGATATATTGTTGTGTACGACCTTCTTTTATTTTTTCGAAATAAAACTTATTTCCATATAACCGGGTGAAGCAGATGTTATATCCGAAATGCTCCGCACGTCTGATTTGCGCATAACCTCTACTGATGTCCTTATCATCAATCAGCGTAACAAAACAATGTGATCCTACTTCTGTATTCAAAACCAAATTTTCCCAATCTTTTACCTCCATATCAAATCTCCTTAAATAATTTTTTGTTATGATTATCGCTATTATACCATTTGTCAATATTATCGTACTGCTTTGGATAAACCCCATAAGACCTACACCACCTAGGTAACGGCCCGTTCATTACGTCTAATGCCGTCGCAAGGTCGAACGTAGCTTCCTCCTTGATACCACATCCCGATCCACTTCCACGGCTCGGTATATAGGCTCTACTATATGCTACACTCATTCCATATTCTCCATGACTCAGATACCCGATATTGGGTGAATCAGGGAAGGCGTAATACAACATTATATAATCACCCTTACTCCAACCTCTATTATAAGTATCATCCTGCCATGCGAAAACCCTGCAACCGGCTTCTTTTAATTCCGCTGCCGCTCTTTTTAAAATATTATCTTCCATACTACTTACATTTAAGTTATGCCAAGGTGCCGGGAACCGACCCCGGATCATATCCGCACACGTACGATTATGATATATCCTTCCACCCCGCCAAGGTCATGGTCACAATATTAACAAACTAAAATCTAATGTTCATATCATTACACATCTTAAAGAAGACCTCCCTTATGATCTTTTTATACAAGATGTATATCTCATCATCATCATCATCGAACTCCACTTCCCATGAACGTAATAAATACCTGATATCGCAATCCGCTATATGAATCCTGAATATAGACGGAACGCTCATTATGTAGTCCTCGAAAGCTTTCTTAATCCCATCCCTTTTGATATGTTCTTTATACTCATCCTTAAACACGTTAAGCATAAAAGCCAGATACTCCCTATCATATCTAAACTGCTTTTTGTAATTATCAGTATCTATATGATCTAGTATATATATTTCTATAGCGTCCCTGTCGTATTTTGACATACCTCTTCCTCCTGTTTTTGATATTTAATGACCCTTTTCTCCCCATACGCCTTCGCTAACTGAATAAGCTGGCCGGTAAACACCTTGGTACGGTGTCTTACAATCTTATCCACCAACTCCGGGCATCTGGTTTTCCATCTATAATTAACCTCGCCCTTAGCTTTCTTCTTGTAATATCTGTAAAATGTTACGGCCACTACCACTTCTCCATCTTGTTCAAAAGCCACTAAATCGTAATTGTTGTAAACTATTTCGTTCATGTCGTTATTATTTTTATGTACTTAATCACCTCTTCTGGTAAGGATGCTAGATCCTTAACTCTTTTACCGAAATCGTATGAATGTCTCCTATATGGATAATAATCCCCTACATACATCGCTATTCCTTGAGGATGAAACGGGTTCGAGCTACAACTAAATATCGGGTAATAAGTGACATTATTATGATCATTACTCTTACCGCTTACACACACAATAGTATATCTATCAGCCGTTTTATCACCAAAATCATACACCCTTACTTTTACTTTCACGCCACCGGCGTTTGTTATAACATTATTCATACGCACCTCCTTTATTGTTCACTATTAAACTAATCTATCTCCCTACCATATATAGTATACGATCCACACCAGCCACGATTCTCGTTCGATACCCTAATATGATCTACAGGCTTATCTCCTGCCATACAATTAGCGTAAGATAATACCTTCGACATGCTTCTAAACCCAGAATCCATTGATGATTTAATAAGCTTCCTATCACACCCAAATACCAATATCTTTACAACATCCTTCTCTTTTACAGTTCTTCTTACACGCATAATCTTGCCATATAATAAACAAACATAAAATCTATCTTATCACGGTCATTACGATCCACCCTATGCCCGGTTAGATCCAGAATAACACGACGTTTCTCTACTACCGGTATATTATCGACCTGGATCTTTATATACCGGTATTCCATGACCTCCAATTTCTTGGATAGTATATCCCGAATATCTTGCCGACGGAAATACATGTTTATCCCTATGTGGCTGGATGTTAAAAGACATTCGTCTATTATCCCATCAGTATCGAACAACAGCAACATATCGTCCCTCTCGATAGTATATTCCATATCAAGAATCTTGATACGTTTACTTCCATCCTTCTTCTTAGCTATTAAAACCTCCGTCATTTCATTCTCTTTCGTAAGGATATAATACGCCTCTTCTCTCGTAATATTATCCCGTAGATAAAGCAGCGCTTCATCTTGTAATTTCATAATCTCGTCCATGTTATTAGTGTTTTATATTACCACGCCAAAGAAAAAAACGGCAGCCGACACCCGTGACCTACCACGCCGTGACACCGCCGTCCGTTCCCATTGGTATTATTCTACCACCTCTAATTTCCCATAATAAGGATAAAAACAACCGTCTCGATAAACCGAATATCTGAGCGTTTTATCCTTTGCTTCATAGATGGAAACACAACCGCTGTTATAAGCGTTGGATAGTTCTTTTGCTACAAATCCGCCTATTTGTTTATAGGTTTTAGGCGTATCCCTCAACGGTCTGCCTACATATATTTTTACTCTTTTGCACTTCTTGTCGCCTACGTATATATCCTTTTCTCTAAGCTCCGTTAAATACATGAATCTCATATCAGCCGATTTTAAATCCAACGTTCCTCTACCTCTATCTCCATATGATCCGCCCAATCACATCTATCAACATCCTCTCCATCCTCAAAGTAATAGTAAGCCCATACCTGTACGCCTCCTACCTCTATATATCCATCACTTTTCCATTCTATCAACCCGTCTTGCCTTACCACGTTTGTAGGCTCAGCCCCTAGCGACAGCAGATTATTTACTATACTACCGCCAAATACGTTTCTTGCTTCTTCTTTCGTCATATCACTATCCGATTTTTAATATTACACTAACGCCAAAGGAGAATAGGGAACGGACGACCAGCGGGGCCGACCCCACGCCATTGCCGCCCCCGTTTTCCCTTGGTTTCCTCCGCATCACCCCATACTAATAAACAATATCTACCACCAATAACACCATACCCACCATCACTCACAACCGCCTTGCCTTGACGGAAAACTCCTACCACTTCTAAACTTCTATATTTGAGTGGAAGATACCCCCTGATTGCTTGAAAGACGTTCCCTTGCTCGAAAGGTGGTTTTCTTGTTTTGGAAGGTATTTCTCTTGCTTGAAAGGCGGTTTTCTTGTTTGGTGGTGTTTTTCCTTGTTTGGAAAGGGTTTTCCTTTTTGGAAAGGTTTTTCCTTGTTTGGAGGTGTTTTTTCTTGTTTGGAAAGGTTTTTCCCTGTTTGGAGGTGTCCCATCACGCAAATCCCAAACCTCCCTCGAAATTCCCACGAAAGCCTAAACCTTCCGCTACTTTGTTCCACGTGGAACGCTGATTCAGTCTAGGATATCGAGGTCTTTGTTCTTGATTGCCTTATATACTTGCCTAATACAATGTATTGATAATAAAGCCAATAAAATAACTATGATTAAAGGCAGGGCGTCGCCCGTAGCTATAACGTACCGCCCTAACTCAAACGCCATGTACCCACAAAACAAGATGAGTACGAAATATATAAATATACCCATAAAAAATATACAATAAGTAAACACGATTTTAAAACAACACTCAAATAATACAACCAACTGAGTATCAGCAACATAATATATATCAATCCATAGAGCTACCTCTAAGGAAAAATAAGCCCAGATATAGATAAAAAATATACAATAAGTACCGCCTATTATATACCTTTTAGGATCGATTCACGAACAAACCCATACATAAGGACACAATTCACCCGCCTGTATGGATATAGATATATACAAAATGACACATAATAAAGTATTTTACTTACACATTTATAATTAAGGCTTAAAATTTACCGCCTCAACACTTTTATGTGTAAGCAAAACATATGAATATGCTATCATTTTGTAAAATATAGGCACAAAAAAGCCCTTCCGTCCTATATCACTATAGTACGGAAGGGAAAACTTTAAAATCAAATAAAAACAAACGATCTATTGTCGCAATTTGTTTGCCATATAACTAACACGCTTGCGCCTACATTTATCAGAATCCCTACTACAATCTAATTTATTAGACTTGTATAGATCTTTGGTAAGCTCAATATAAAACTCCATTTGAGACTTTCTTGCAGCCTCTAAAGCCTTTTCTTTTTGAATAGATAGTTTCCTATTCAAATTATCGAATTTCTTTTTGTACACAATATATTCATTTAATTACACCAATAAGAACGGACACGGCTATAAAGGCACAAGGCCGCCGTTATCAATACAGCTAGCCGAGCACACCACACCCGCCCGATTCCCTTTGGTTTTTGTCCCTTTGCCCCGAACGAACGAGACCAAATACGTACATACGTCATCCGTGATACGTACCGACAAGGCGTATTGAGTCCGTCAATTTAACCGCACTAAATACCCTTGTAAGGGTTGTTATTTGCTATCCGTACACATGTTAGGTATTTAAGCAACCCTAACATACGTCGTATTGATATATTAGCACGGAAATAACACCGTTATATACTTGATATGCGCTACTCTAACAGCATATCACCATACGCCCTATACATGCGTATATACACCAATATACCCCGTGTTTTACACGGCCTATCCGGAAACCGGACGTATTAACCCGTCTTGATACAAGCCCAAAGAATAACGGTTCATGCTACGACTGAACATGAACCTAAACCACATTGCTAAGAGGCGGCCTATTTACACAAGTTATCGAACGCCAACGGCTATACCCCTACCCACTTGTGTATGCTTATATCAATATGTTAAATATCGAGCCTGTTTAGTCTAAATAGTGGCACGGCGTGAACGTACAGGTATGCCACCACGACACTCCATTTATAGGAGTGCCTTACTACTATCTTTCATTTTTAGGATGCGTTAAATAATATGTAACGCACTTAGCTATAAGATTAAATGTATACCGTTTGATAGGTACAGCACACTTTACAATACGTTTGTCTTGTCCGTTAAAAACGTCATAATATATACCCCCACCATATTCCACGGGCTCATTATATCCAAATCTTTTATGATTAGTGCCTAAAATTGCAATGTCTTCTATTTTGTCAACTGCTATTTTAATATTTTTATCTTGGTCTAATTTATCAAAATATTCCCTCTCAATCTCTTTATAGGCGCAAAAAGTATTATCAATGCGTGGGAGTATCTCCTTACAAAGTTGTATCACTACCTCTTTATCTTTTGCCAAATTAACTAGAGCTGGCACTATAGCTCTATCAACTTTAATGTCATTTTCCTTAAGGATATCATTTACCTCTTTTCCGCTTTTAAATAGCTGACACCATACCTTAACCGCACCTGTTAATGTTTTCTCACTTGCTTTTTTTACTTCACTCTGTACTTTAGTTAACTCTTTATTTGTCATTAGATTTTACCCATACCTTTGGGATTTATATTGGCTTCTGGTACGCCTGTTTGTTAATATTGTTATCTCACACTGCAAATATAATACATGTTTTATAATCAAACAAATATTATGCAATAAAAATTCAACGATTATATATAATAAAACTAATCAAATGTAAATGTATATTAAAATATTGGTTTATATCATTGATAATCAACAATTTAAATTGAAAATAAGCATTCCTTTTTGGTTGGCTGATCGTTTGCTGTTCCTTTTTCCGCCCTTCGTGGATTGGGGGGGGGCGGTCCAAAAAACGGCAGACCCCACGGCCCGATTTCGGGGAGGTGGTCCGTCCCGCATATCCCGCATATCCCGCATATCCCTCATATCCCCGCAATCCCGCATATCCCGCATATCCCCGC